TTAATGGGGGACGGAGGTACCTGGCACCTCCGTCCCCAGAGATAAATGACACCCGTTAGAGCGCGCCCATGGCGCGCAAACAAAAACAACCTCCTGGCGGTTTCCCACCAGAAGGTCGTCAATTCCTACCCCGAATAGGCAGGCCATTGCATACATGTTGTCAAATGTAGGAAGGCATTCGCCCCTCTGCCACTTGTAGATCGATACAGGTTCATTGAACCCGAGAAATGCCTGCAATGCTTTTACGGTGATTCCTTTCTGCTCTCTCACTTCTTTGATCCTCTTGCCTGTTGCGCAAAGGTCGATCATTGGAAAATTGTTCTGTGTCATAAATGATACCTCCCATTGTAAATGCTATAAACTATCTGACTACCAATATCTCCAATAGTCCTATAACTGGGTCAATATCCCGAACACTAATAATAAAATATGTCAGAAGGAATCTACAGATACTATAACACAAATAAACCACAGGTTAAAAGTAAACCTGTGGTTTAAAATCACTATGTTTTTATATATGCTCACATATGCTCAAAAGTGGCTTAATTCCTACGTTTTTACACTTCCATTATTCATGACAATATCATGACAAATCAACTTTTTGCCCCTTTTTTGCCCCTAAATCAGGCTATTGCATGAGTTCATTTACTCTCTTCTGAATCTTATCAGGATCATAACCTGCCGCCTTGAGGCGGTCAACACGCTCCTGACCATTTCCCCACTTTCCGGCTATGACTTCATGAGCAACTGCATTGATGATCTTATCCTGTGTCATCTGTGCTGCCTTGACAAGTTTGTTGACTGCTGCCTGAACCTTGCTATAGTCATATCCAGCCTTTGTCAATCTGCTCTTGCGATCAGCACCATTGCCCCAGTTGCCCGCAAGCACCTCTTTAGCCAGTGTGTTGATGCTCTTCTTTGTTGTAGATGCTGATGTCTTCTTAGCCTTGCCTGCCAGCTTATTCCAGCTCGCCGCACTGATATAAGCCTTGTTGAGATCAAGGCTGCCACTGTAACCTGAGAGCTTACCAACGGATGTGTACTGTCTGATATCACATTCGTATCGACCTTCATTCCATGGATGCTCCTGATATCCCGTCCACTCGTAATCAGGGTACTGAGCGACCCACAGGCCATATCCAGCTTTCTTTACTGCGTCCATGGCACTCTTCTGCACGTAGATAAGCGGCTTAATGCCTGTCTTTTTCTGTACGTAGCTGCACCACTGTAAGCACCATTCCAGATCCTTGACACCAAACAGATTGTTGTTCTTGGCTTCCCAATCCAGAACAAGTACCGCCTTGCCGATGTACTTCTTTACATACGCAAGGAAGTGGTCAGCTTCTTTCTGTGGATCTCCGCCATTTGCATAGTGGTATACTCCCAGAAGTTTTTTTCTACTCAAAACTTTATCGCAATGCGCTGCAAAGTATCTGTTCTTGTAGTCTGTTCCCTCTGTCGCTTTCACGATACAAAAGTCATACGCTATCTTACCGAGGTCTATTCCGGCATCCCCCTGCCATGCGCTGATGTCTATTCCATTCATTTACCATCACGCTCCTTTCTCTCCATATCTCCGCCTCTGTAAAATCGCTTAAATATTTCGATCAGATAGTCCCATCCTCTGGTACAGATGAATGCAATAATAAAAGCACCAAAGAATACAGCTACAGGGTAATACCATAGCAGCCGAATATCGAAATATGATAATGCTACAAACAAGCATATCTCACATATGATGAGACTTGTCATAAGCACCTGAAAAGAGGTTGGAATCTTCTTCAGTATTCCAACCTCTTTTGTAAACTCTGTGATAACTGTGATCAATGTGCAAATTACTGCAACAACTAATAATAATATTGCTAACTTATCCATGATTATATCTCCTTCCTATTCCTGATCATGTGCTGCTTTATTCAAATGCTTTTCCATCTTGTCGATTGCTTCTGTGACTGGCCCGTTACATCCAAGTTCCTTGAGACCTTTCAGGCATGCAAGTGTACCATATGTAAGCAGACACTGTTCTTCCTTCATCTTCTTAATCTCCACATCCTGTTCATTCTGCCTGGAATACCATTTATATATTGATATGAGTATCCCTCCTATCAATGCAAGAGCTCCAAGTACCTTCCCAGCCTGAATTATTGCTTCAAAATTTATATACATGCTCAACCCCCCTATATAAGATTCTTAGGTCTTGCAACTCCCACAACGACTAAGCTTATATTTGAATCTGCTTTGTTTGTATTTTTTGCTTTTACAGTTATCGAATATGTAGTCTGATTCATTGAAGAAGCTTCATATCCCATGTATGTGACACCACTAGGGATATTTTTAGGAATAACTAATATTCTACCCGTATTTATTGGAAGCTCTACATCAACGGCATATTGAAGTGTCGTTCCTGCGTCAGTTCCTGGTATAGTCGCTGTTGCGCCTACTATATCAGATATAACAAGGCTTTTTGTTGCAATTTTTTCCGCATAGCTTTGCGCATTAGCAGCATCTGTTTTTGCGGTATCTGCCGTGCCCTGCGCCTTATCCGCTTTCGACACTGCGGTATCTGCTGTTTTCTGCGCTTCCTCGGCCCTACCTGTAGCTTCCTCAGCCTGTGATGCTGCGGTATCTGCAGTAGACTGTGCCTTTGCAGTAGCCTCTGCCGCTGTTTTTTCAGCTTTCGATATCGCCTGATTGATTTTCTTTGTAGTTAAATCCGACTCCTCTTTTGTATATTTATTACTAAGTGGAGGGAAAGTTGATGCAATCGCAACCGGCCCACTTGCATTTATTCCATCGTGTACAATTTTGTAAAGCGGCATGTCGGCGACACTTACATTATTGGCTATTATGCCAGTTTCATACACAGGTAACTGTGGCTCCTGTGAGGATTCTACAGACTGTCCTGTCAAGATCAGCAATGACATATCCTCAAGACCTTCCTCTGACAGCGTGTATCTTGCAACAAGCATATCAATTCGCTTTTTACCTGTTTCTCCACTAGGGAAAGTAAGATCTTCATATGTACCTGTAACCCTAGCATGGCACCCCTGGAACATAATGTCACACGGATATACTCTAAGTGTCGTTGAATTAACCAGCACTGGTGGCTGGGAGACCGACAAAAATCCATCGCCATCCCATTCTGCTCTGTGCAAGGCTCTATCATCTGCACTCGTTACATGTGGTTTCCCTGTTTTTCCTGTTATTATCTTCATAAAATCCGCCTTTCTTCTATGACACTGAATATTCAATGTCTATGCTGTTATCATCTATCTTCGCTATGATATTTGTTATCTGCTTTTTTACTGTTGCTCCTGTGATTTTCTCTGTGCCACCTGTGATATCGCCTATCTGCATTGACATATCTGGGAGTGTCATATCTAAGCTGTCCACATTAAGCTCCTGTATTCTTGCTATACCGCCTGTTCTAAGCTCATCAATATTTGCTGCCGAACTATAATCATATATTGCTGTGCGTTCTTCCAAACCTTTATATGTCTGCGTATCAGTGATATTTCCCACCTTATCAACGTACAAGTGCAGCACCTGACGGTCTTTGAGCTCGCCTTGACCAAGGCAGATAAGATGATTATATCCATTCTTGACCTGTGTGATATTGTAGTTGATATCCGATCTCATACAATCCTTATCCTCTGTATAATCGTAAGGCACCGCACTACTCATAGTCACATATCCATCTTTAATCGCAAGCCTGAGAACCCTGTTCTGGGTGCTCAACAGCGCACATATGCCATCATAGAGACTCACATATCTGTTGAACTGAAATGATTGTACATTCCATGATTCGCCTGTCATTCTGTATATGCTGCTAAGTCCAGCCACTTCAATGAGCTTATTGATCACTGTAACTGCATCACCTGATACAATCTTGTAATCCGTCCCCGCCGGAGGCTCTATGATCTTGTCACACAAGATTCCTCTGAGATTTCGGCCAGTGTATTTGATTTCTCTGTCGGATGTCACCACACCGACATTATCAACTATTCCGCCGTACTCAGTGTTGTTGATATACCACCAAGAACCGCCTTGCAGGATGTTGTTATCCTGCGCTACAGTGACCTCGAAATCCTTATCCTTTGCAACATCCACATCTATATTGAAGTTCTTGAGAGATCCCTGTTCTACCCTGTCTGCATCAGTGTATATCAACCTTATGTCCATTTTGGTTCACCTCTCTCATGTATTACACTTAAATCAAAATCAAAGCTTCCATTCCACATCACACGATGATTCCCGGGGGATATCTTTTCAAACACATCGCTTTGCTTGTCCCTGTATCTGAACATGTTTTCCTGTGTTCCATCTGCTTTCACAAGAGTTATCGTAAGCTCTGCAGAATTAATAACAATCTTATCTCCATCGCCAACAACACACCTAACGCTGTAGTAATGATTGTCAACATATATGACTGGATTAACAGCACCACTATGTATGCTGAGTACAAAATCACAGCTTCTGAAGTCATCTACCTCTAGTTTACTGATATTGTCAGAAATTGAGTTGTAATCATATTCATAACAATACTCATAGCCTTTACCTTCAATAAACTCATCTGGTACATGCTTATAGTTGTGCAACTCTTCCTTCATCCATCTGCCACCATCTGTTACTACTTTAAGTGACAGATTCATCGATGTAGCCACGTCAAGATAATTGCTCTTCGCCGAACTAAACACATAGCATTCAAGATAGTAATCTCCTATATAGAGCCTTCCCTTCTTTTCTGCTATAATATCCTTCTCACAAACTTCATACAGCCTATTCTTAATATCTGTACACTTTTTCTTATTTGCCGCAGATATAACAATAGGGATGGTCTTTGAGACCACCCCTTTTCTAAAATTCTCGGCACGGTTTCTGCTGCTGTCGTATGTCCACTCATAATCTCTGAGATCATTACTGTTTGCAAATGTTCCTTTCTTGCCAAACTCTATAACCTCACCGAGATGATTCACATATTTAAGCTGTTCAAGCATTTCTCACCATCCTTCCGAACTCTCTGCCATCAAGTTTCAATCTCACACCCTCTGTAAGAGCTGTCAGTATCCACTCATACATGTTGTCATCTATGTGTCTTATAATCTCCAGTATCTTATAAAGTACCTTCAGTGATTCCGAATCACCAGCCACTGCACCGCCTGTTGCCTCTGCCATATCCTCCGCAACTTTCCTGATCCAGCCGGTATTCTTCTCAAGTGGCACTACAGCCTCAGCTCCATTACCCTCAAGGATACCAACCTGGCCACGCTTAAGCACACCACCTTCAGCAAGCTGAGGAGCGTCAAGCTCATCTATCCTTGATATCGACACCTTAGGGATCTTATTCAAAATAGATATAGCTGAATTGATTGCCCTGATAAAGCCATTGATAATCCCTGTAGCCTTGCTCAGTATCGCATTGACCGCTGATGTCACAGCACCAGATAATCCGTCCGCTATTGCTGTTCCAACCTTGCTAAATATATTCTTAATCTTCTGCCATGTAGAGCTAAAGAAATTCACCATCGGTGAAAATACATTCTTTATACCAGCCCAAGCCTTGCCAAATATATCACTGAACCATGTGCCTACGGCAGAGAATGTGCCCTTAATACTTGACCATATTCCACTAAAGAACTCTGGTGCAGCGTTCCACGCCTTCTTGATTCCCCGCCAAGCTGCAGCAAATGATTCTTTACAGTTATTGATCGCTGTAACTATCAACTTGATAGCAGACTTAAGCGTTCCTGAAAGCATCTTACAATACCATTCAAGGATTGGTTGCAGCACATTTAGGTAATCTTCCATCAGCATCGAAAGTAATTCCACCAGTGGTGGTAATATCATATTGATAAGATCTGTCAGCGGTGTGACTACCTGCATTACCAAGTCGATAATCGGTGTCAACATATCCAAAAACGGCTGTAACAATTCAAGTATAGGCTGCAAAATAGCCATCAAAACAGGCAGTAAAGACTGAATAATCTGAGTCACCGGCGGCAAAAGCATATTGATCAGATTCGTAAGTGGCGGTAAAACCGCCTGAATAATCTGCATCATCGGTGGTAAAAGCAGATTAAGCAGTGTTGTCAGTGTTGTCAGCACAGGTCCAACCAACTGCAGAATCGATGGTAAAATCGATGTCAGGGTGCTAAAAATAGAATTTAGAGCGGTTGATATCGACTGTCCCAATTCCCCACCTATGCCGGGCAGTAATGTCTCAAGTATTCCGGGCAGATTATTGACCACCTCAGACAACAACGATGTCGCTCCCTGTATCAACGATGGCAGTAACTGCTCAATAAGAGGCGGTATGTATGGTGCCAGCTTCTGTGCAAGACTTGATATACCTGTAACCACCCTCGGCAGTGTATCGGCTATCCTTGGTACAAGATTATCTGCTACAGCCATAGCCGAATCAACAAGGTTGTTCATCAGCACTCCCATATCCTGAGATGGGTCAGCCATACCTATGAGCAGATTCGTCCATGCGGACTTCATCATGCCAATAGAACCTTGAATGGTTGTGGCCGCTTCCTTGGCTGTTGTGCCTGTTATCCCCATATCAGTCTGTACAACATGAATAGCCTCTATCATCTTATCAAACGATACACTATTGACATTATCTGCTGTCACAGTCATGGTGTCACCAAGTACACCAGAGTCATTGATAAGCCTTGCCATCTCGGATGCAGTACCACCATAGCCAAGTTTCAAATTGTCAAGCATTGTATAATTCTGCTTGGCAAAACCCTGATATGCGTTCTGAATCATCTCCATACTGGTGCCCATCTTATTGGCATTATCTGACATGTCTGTTATGGCCAGATTCGCATACTCAGCCGCCTGTGCTGTATCGCCTTCCAAACCTTGCAACAGCGAAGCTGAAAAGCTCGTTACAGTGTCCATGTAATCATTCGCCGACAGTCCCGCCGTCTTATATGCATTATTTGCATACTCAACAACCTTATCTGAACTGTCCTTGAACAGTGTCTCAACACCACCGACAAGCTGCTCGTAGTCCGCATACCCGCTTACAGCCTTAGCAGTAATGCCAGCTATTCCAGTGGCCACAGCCGTTGTTGCGACAACAGCTACCTTTGCTGCCTTGAGCGCAAACTTGCCGATATTGCCAAACACAGAACTCATCTTTTTGCTTGTCTTCTCTGCCTTGTCGCCAGTCTCTTCAATTTTCTCATTCGCATCCTCATTTGATACTGCGATTCTTCCCAGTATCTTAAATACTTCCAAAAGGGTCTACCCCCTTTCCTCGATAATAAAAAAATAGAGACACACGTTCTGTGTGCCCCTATGGTTTAAAATTCTCTATGATCGACATGGAATCCTTTATGGTTGTTTCAAGTTCGTCTCTGCTTTCAAATGCCCCTGATCTGACCGGCTGTGAACTGCCACCTGATGTGCCATACAGCCTTGTCTTGAAGTCATTAAATGATATGTTCTCCCAGCACTTATGGATATACATATCCCAGAGCTTATCGTCATCGTCTAACCGCACGAATGTGCATACAAACTCATCAAAGCTCTGATTGTCTATCATCGTATCAAGCAGAGTGTACGGATCCGCATATCTGTGAAATATCAGATCCATGAACTTGAGATAGCCTACTGTTTCTTCTCGAACAATCTTGAAACAACCTTGATAAAATCCGCAAAGCCCGGAAGTGTGACCGCATCATATAACATCTGTGTGAATACAGAGAGGTCAAGATCTGCTACCTCATCCACTGTCATTCCTGACAGGTGTGACAGGCAGACAAATACCTCATGCTGACAGTCTGACAGCTTAGCCAGTATCACATCTACAAGCTCAAACGCAAGGCCAACACCCACATTCTCAAGGAACTTCGATGTGTCCTCATCATCCTCATCACCAGCAAGTTTCTCACGTTCCTTCGCAATGAGCTCTTTGAACCCATTGCCGCTGAATGAATCTTTGAAGTCCTTTACCCCCAGCTTGCTGAACAGCTTCAAGAATGAAGCGATATCTGTTGCTTTGGGATTTCTAAGTGTATATGGCTTGATCTCCTGCACATCCTCTACTGCCTCAGTATCTTCAACTACTTCGGCATTCTCTACTGCTTCTATATCTTTGTTCTCTTTTATCTCGGTTGTTCCCATGATTATCTCTCCTTTTCTATGTCAATTAGTCTGTTACTTCTGTACTGGAATCTATAGACTGCTGAACCTGCTCCGTTGTCGTGCCGGTAGGCAAATAGATGTGGTATGGCAGTGTATCAGCTGCTGGTGACAGATCCGCATAGCACTCCATTGTCAGCGCAAATGTGCCGTTCTCCTTGTTCTTGCCCTCTATCTCAAGGCCTGATGTACAGAGCGCATTGTCAAAGATCACGATAACAGGACGACCATCTAAGAATCTTCCAATGTATCCGAAGTTCTCAATGTAATCATCCTTTTCAATTCTTGCCTTGGATTCGATCACATCGTATCCTTCCGCTGTTGATGTGCCATTCTGTCCGATAATAGCCATCTTGATCGTCTCAGGCGACAGCTCCACCATGTTTGTATCCATCTGTGCTGTCTCGCCTGTCTTAACTGTTAACTCCTTAACTTTAACAAGCTCACCATCAACCTCTATATCCTTGAGCTCAGGTTTGATTGACAGCTTTGTGCCGCCGGATGTTGCACCAATCAGAGACTCTGCAAAGTTCCAAGCCTTCTTTGATGCGTCATACTTCAAGCCTTTGTGAATAGTTCCAGCACCAAACACAATGTTCTTCGGTGTCTTGTCTGTGATACCGGATGACTTAAACTCTTCAAAAGTTAATGTATCTGCCATGTTATAATCACCTTCCATTCTTATATTCCTTGATTGTTAAATTGATCTGTATATGTTTGAGGTCTGCATCCCCTGTTGGCACTGGTGACGCATTCCCATAAGAAACGGCAACCCCCGCACCACTTGCAAGGATTGCCGTTCGTTCAATATTCTGTTCTATCTTCTGCTTGTACTTCTCCAGGCTGAACCACGAGCCTCGTGTGAATCCATCTATGATGAATGTTATTTCCTGACACCCATCCTCTTCAGGAGTATCACCCTCGGAGTAATCACCAACAAAGTATGCCTTTGGTGGATCATCCTGCCACTCCATGAATGCATATGGAATCTCAAGCTCATCTTTGAGTACACTGTTGATATATGATAATGTCTCGCCTGTCATGCCATCACCGCCTTACTCACTGAATGTCTGATTGAGAATAGAACCAAGTCGCTTGATAATCTTGCTCTTGGTCTTGTCAAAGGCTTTCTGTAAAGGTCTGAGTGGCTTCTTACCATAGGTAAAAACAGCTACTATATTTCCTGCCTTATCCTTTTTTACCTTACTGAACTTACTGGCTTGTTTCAAGCTCATTCCATCAGGTCCCACAGGAGCCCACCATCCGCCTTTACGGCCATTCTTTTTCAAAGCATATTCGCCTGTGCCGTATTCTTCCCAGATAGCATTCTCCCTAGGATTTCCAATTACAGCCTCACCCTTATCTTCATCGACATAGTGAGTCCATTCGCCTTTGGTGTGACCTGTATCAACTCTTGTCTGTGCTATCTTTGTCTGAGCCTCAACCTCTACAGCAACTTCATACAGGAATGCAACAATAGCATCATTCAGAGCTGCCTCAACCTTTATTCTGTTGTCTGTGAACTCCACATTTCCCATTACTGCCCTCCTGTATACTTCAGATATATCTCAAGCTGCTCATGCATCCCCATCGGATCATCTATCAGCATGATGTCATATACCTGGCCATTAACCACCATACGGCTGTTCTCAGCCTTGATCATGTCACTGAGCTGTTTATAATCAGCCACGAACATATGCGTGGATTCCTGCACCTTGGCATTGTATGTTGTGTACTTACTGTCACCGCCTGAGAGGTCAAGCCATCCGGTCAAGGTATCTTCAGATATCCATGTGACTTCCTGTTCGCCTATCTCATTTCTGGTTATGCTTTTAACCTGTATATCTGCAACTGCATTTCCGCCTATTCCTCGCATCTCAAAACCTCGCTTTCATGTACGGTTTTAAGAAGCCAAGAAGCGACTTTGGATATCCCATGAGGGAATTGTCGCCATCCATATTGAAATAGGTCACAGAGTGCCTACTGATAGTCTCAGACTGCACACCAACCTTATCCCTGTTGTTCAGGTCCCATGAAAGCATGTTGGCAACTCCCAGCTTGATATCCATCGGATATACTATCTTTGTCACCATGGCGACCGGTTCGCTTACAAGCTCCTCATTCACCTCTATATGTCCATTGTCCATATCCACAGCTTTGATGGTGTACAAGCCATCGTTGTAACGTGACTCTGACACCTGTATAGTGTCGCCAACCTTGAACAGCTCAGATGCATACTGAAAGCCTGTCACAGCGTCCACAGGAGCCACAAACCGCCTGTTCCTGTCCTGAAAGTTATTGTTTGTGTACTTCCGGATCAACAGCTCCAGTGCCTGAAGCTTAGCCTCAAGCACTGAATCTTTCTCCTCGGTGTCTACATACTTTTTCAACTCTTCGACAGTCATGATCATATGACCACCGCCTTACTTCTTAAACTTAGCAAGTACAACCTTTGAAGCGTTGGTGAGTGCAGCACCATAATACTTAGATGCTGTGATATCATGTCTCTGCTTCTTCGGTAACCATTCGTGATCAACCTGAACATCTTTCTTGAGGAAAATTGTAAGAGCAGGAGCTTCCTCTTCTGTAAACTCGGTCTCATCTGAATCAGGCTGAAGCTTGATAATAGGGCAGAGATAATACTGTGAACCAGCTGCAAGACTCTTAACCTTATCACCGATTACAAGCTCATCTTTGCATGTTGGCTGAACTGTACTAAGATGCTTGTTTGTGTCTGACTCAGCAGTTGAATCAGCCACTATAGTAATAGTTCCCTTCTCTGTGTCTTTCTCGTAAGTCATAAGCTTGATCTTCTTTGACTTCTTAACCCAGCATGAACCAATCTTACCTATAGAGCCTGTCACAATAACGCTCTTATCAAACTTGTCCGCTGACTTAAAGTTGTCATCCTTGAGAAGCGTTCCCTCCTGTTTAGGGTTTATGAACATAACCTTCTCTATTCCATCCTCTTCATCCTCGAACTTTGTGTTAGCATCAACAATGCCATCATATCCGATTACTGCAAGAGTATCTGGTGTATATACATTCTCTGATGTGTATGCAGCATCAAGCAGATCATTATCCAACTTGCCTACAATAGACTTTGAAAGCTGAGTCTCAGCCTGTCCAACAGGGTTTCCTAAACCACTATTGATTGCTGTCTGATATATTGATACGCTCTTAGCTGCACACTTAATAGTGAATGTCTTCTTTGTTGCTGTGAGCTTAGATGCCTCAATTTCATCCCCTGATTCCGGATCAAAATCCTCAGCATCGCCGATATACTTCCATGATGGAACTGTCTTTGTATCTCCTGGTACACCCTCAAGGGATGTATCAACATGGGCATACTTTAAAAGCTTGGCCTGTGCCTCTACCTTTGCATCAATCATATCCCCCATTACTTCTGGGTTAATGATGTCACTTACCTTTGTAATTGCCATATTCTTTCACCTTTTCCTTTCTACCTTACTTTGTTCCATGCATAGCAGCTTCATATAGCTCAGGTGTTTCCTGGGCAATCTTAGCACGCTCTGCATATGATTTCTTCAATATGTCTTCTCTCGTCAGTCCTGTATCTTTATTTGTAGGATCTGGCAGTCTATTCTCAATGATGTGCCTCTCGCCATCATCTGAGCCGGATGAAGCTGTGAACTGAGCCGGGAACTGTGTCTTTAAGTCTGTGAGCATGTTATCCCATCCCTTTATGTGGCCTTCATCATCAAGCTTAAGCTCCTCATTCTTCTCCTTGAGGGCTGTCTTGATCTTATAGGTCATATAATCAGTATCAACCGCATGAGCCTCAAGCAGAGCCACCTTGATAGCTGAGTTGACCTTAGTCTCCTCAAGCTCTTTCTGGAGTCTTGCATTCTCAGTCTCGTAAGTTGATATCTTCTGCTGCATGCCCTCATCACCCTTAGAGGCCTTCTTAAGCTCCTCTATGAGCTTATTTGCATTGCCAATCTCCGTGTCTTTGCCGGTGATCAGTCCGTTGAGCTTCTCAAGTTCTGAATCATACTTCTCCTTGCTGACGTACTTGCCCTCGGACAGATCTGTGTATCTTACATGCTTGAGCTTATCTGTCTCAGCGCCGTTCTTCTCGTCAATCTTTGCCTGCACCTGCTTATACAAGTCATCTCCTAACAGTTCCTTTAATTCCATCGTTTCCATCCTTTCTTGGCTTTAATCGTAGCCACACATGGCAGTTATCACTCTTGCCGGAGTTTATTCTTTGTCGGTCACAGTTTTATTGCCTTAAGCCGATTTTGGGCATAAAAAAAGACCATGTTTTTATCATGGTCTGAATTAGCTAAATATTATGTTTTAATTATTTATTTTAAATATCCATTCTCATACAAAAAAACGTTTTCTTCAACTGTCAAAGCTGAAAAAGGGTTAACCCAAGAATCATCCTCTGTTTCAAAATCAGGTGTTTTAAATTCCGATGGAATAAAGCCGAGTTTATCGCATATTCTCTGATATTCTATCTCTTTATCCATCACAGCACCTCCATTTTTACTCCAGCATCTTCAAATATGCTTCTTACATCGTCATTATACCCCTTTATCTCTAATTGAGCAAGTGCAGATGACGCTATTGGCGCATTAAATTTCTCTTTATCCACTGAATATTTATATATCTTCCCGTCGTGGCATGCGACTAGTCCAAATTTATAAGCACGTTTTTGGCAAACCATTAAATCTGCCAAGCTTGGCACGCCACTTCCCGGGTGATTATGGATTGCTATGATTGTATTTGGCCTGCTGTTGGCTAACATTTCCATCATTGCCTTATTTGGCTTTGCTGTACTTTCCTCATGATATTCCTTATTTATTTTAGATTTTCCAGTCATATAGTCAACAAATGCAATATCCTCGTATCTTGTTCCCGAACGATGAGTTAACATTTCTTTTGATCGCTGCCATGCGATTCTATTAACCCTATCACTATCTGATATTTGATTGAATTTTCTTCTGTAATCCGGAGATTCTATTATTTTTTTATGAATAACTGTATCTTTATAAATATATTTTGGTTTACTTTGTTCTTTTTCATGCTCAATCTCACACGACACCTTAAAATACTTCGTCTGGTACTCTTCAAAATCCTTTGTCTTATCCAACCCGAAGTATTCCGCTCGCTCCCTCAGTGTCTCAAGTTCTTCATCATCCAGCGCCCATCTGGCACGCTGTAAGAGACAGCAACGACAGTTACAGTCTTCCGCCGGATCTCCAAACATTCCAGGAGCCTTAATCTTACGACCACCAACCTCAAAGGGCTCATCGACTTCCCGGATCTGTCCATCAAGCATCTGATGATGTTCTCTCGTTGCTCCGTCAAGAGTGGCATCCCACTGTTTCAATACATCTGCCCCTTTGCTTTTTGCAATATACATAGCGTCCAGCGCTGACTGTACCTGTATACGATGCCCTTCAGTCCTCGCAATGCGGATAGAGTTGTTATAAGCCCTCTGAAATGGAGTATTTGCCATGTGTCTTGAGAGCTTACCAGCCACCTCATTCCACGTTGAGCCATTTGCAATGCCTCTTGATACCTCTGCTCTGACCGCTTTCTTGAGGTATGTCACATCCTCGCCCATTTTGTCGTAGAGCGACTTACTGAGCTTGCTGTCCGTCTGAATAGCTCTCACAACTGCCGCCTGATCTATCGGCATGATGATTGGGATGCCTGTCTTTTGCAGGTCATACATGACACCTGTGTATCCGTCTCTATAGCACTTCGTCAGGTAGTCAGACACAGTTGCATATGAGTTAGACTGCAGGTTACTCAGAACACCCTCAAGCTGCACTTCCAAAGCCTCCTGATACTGTTTCTGATAGATGATGCTCTGCAGATTCTCCATATCAGTTCGTTCTGAAAGCTCTCTTATCTTCTGCTCACAATCTCTCAATGCCCGCTGATATACCTGTTTGAGTTCTTTGATTGCCTGCTTTTCTCTATTCAGTTGAGCTTTAGTTACTTGCTTTTGCGCTTTATTCATATGTTAACTCTCTTCTGATTTTGGTAGCTCTATTGCTATTCTCCAAATTGAACTTGTATTGCCTGGAATGAAATACTCTTGGTCATTTATAATAAAACTTTCACCAGAAACACCTGATGCAACATCTGGCCCAGCTAATATATAGTATGCTGATGGAATAGCGAGATACCCTGCAGGATACACATATTGAGCAAGACTTACCACGTCATGTATGTTGCTATCTTGACTCCATGCCTGAGCATAATGAGATGCCTCATCCACATCAGAATAAATGATGTACCTAGCAGAAGTGAATGACATATAAGCTATTCTATCTTCATTTGTTTTTAGATCTTTTGCAGGCAATACGATATGTAATAGATCAGTAATGTTAGATCCCTCACTGAATATTCCAATTCCGAATACCACTCCTTCTTTGCATGATACAAAATGCAAAAATGCATTAGCCGCACCACTATTGGCTGATCTAGTCAAACTCATGTTATACGAATAACAATATGTAGATGTGGACGGAGTAGCCCCCTGAATCACAGTTGTCATAATCAGATTAGCTCCAGAAAGACTAAACTTAAAACCTGTTGTGTTGTGCTCATCATCTCCCATGTATAATATCCACGTAGTGTTAGACTCTACAATATTTAGTTTCATGCCAAGGGCTGCCGCAATCTCCTGCATTTTTGCGTCATTTACGTCCGCATTGTAAAACGTTGAATCCGCCTCTTTTTTTCCCAGTCTTATTCTTTGTACAGTATATCCCATCAACTAACCTCCGTTTCTGTTGGCAATAATCCATATATGCCGCATACATACCCATATGGTTTTGTATATAAAGATGTATTAATAATCATCCCATACGCTCCTGTACTAATTTTTTTCGCATTAGCAATCATATCATCAAAAGATTCATTGCTTGCGGTCGGCACTCCCTTCTCAGTGATGACCGCCGCAAGCCTTCCTTTGACATCACTGCCATGTTTTTTTACTTCATCAAGTTCCTTGTAAAGCTGTCCTGCAAGATCTGTCATATACCGCTCTTCAATCTCACTCTCAACTGCTTCACAGCCCTCAAGAACCTTCATTCTTGTGAGCTTGGTGTTGATCTCGTTGATGATGTTACCCTCACTATCAAGCTTCTTGAAGCATACAGTGAAGCCGACATTGCCCGGCACTGTACATGCAGTAGCACCAACAAGCCAATCAAAGGTTATAATGCTTGCATCATCAGAGAGTGTATAATTCTCTATAAAATACACATCTTTCTGCTCTTCTTCATTCACATAGTTGATTGATATCTGATATTCAGTGAGATCTATGCCCTTATACGTTGCCGGCACTTCAAATGTCAGCCGGTTTACATCTTTGTCATGATATACACCGATGACCTCGCCAGCCGGCATCTTCACCGCTCTTGTATCTAAATCTATCTTGTATCTTTTATTTTCCATCTGCTCCACCTCCGTTCTCGACATCTGTATTGATGTTATCAAGCACCTTCTGAGCCTCTTCCGTGTTCTCCTCCTCATTCTTAGGCAGCTTGTCCTTGATCTCCTCATAATCAATATCAAGCCAATCACAGATAGCTTTGATAATAGTCTCATCATTAAGTATGCTTGCAACATTAAGTATTGTATTGATCTCTGTCTGCCTTACCTGAGCCTCTGTAAGTTCTATTTGTGCATTTTCCTGTGCATTGCTCATAATCTCATGAGCGAACTCAAAATAAACATCCTCGGCCTTATATGCCTTGTTCTCAGCCTTGTTGATCTCGTCAATGACAATCTCTACTATCCTCCTCAAGAACTTTCTAAGAGCTTTCTCTATCTTTTTTGCCTTAAGGTCAAGCAATGAGTAGGCCGCCTTAATGGCTATATTCGTAGTTGCTGATGTGTCCTTGAGTCCGGCGGTATTCAGCCCCATGCCAAACCTGTATATATTCTTTTCATCAAGCTCCAGCTTAGCTTGCCTTGCCTGGTATGGGACGTCAACAGTCTTGACATCTACGTCACCATCCTCACCTATACCTATGATCTTCTTTGTTTTGAGGTTTGTCTGAAGCTCATTCAGGTTGTCTCCCTGAAAGCCTTTGATAGCATATAGTGGGGAATCAAAGTCTATGAGGTTGTTTGACAGGCTTGAGGCCATCAGGTCATAGTCATCTATGAGTGGCTTTACAGGCTTAAGGCTTGAGAACTGCTTCTTGTTGTTATCCAGCCGGAAGAATGGAATATAGCCAAATCCATCAAAGTAGGTGGCCTTATCTCCATTACTCTTTGTATAAAGTACATGAGGCTTTGGGTTGATTGGTTCAGTATCGTCTAACACCACCGCCCCATTATTAACCTGAACATAATAATATGTTTGCTTATCATCCCAGACCTGTATTCTCTCAATAGTCTTGTGCCCTTTGTCTATCCTGTCCGTATAGTGGTAAATCGTGTATGCACAGCCATCATCTGTGTCCTTAGCTCTTACCTCAATAACTCCGATACTGTCAGCATTGGCAAATGACATCATATCTTTGGCGTTCTTGTATGCGTACATATACGCAAAGCCTTTGACCTGCATATCCGTGATAGCGTCAGAAAGCTCAGACATGAACTCATCATTGTTGTTGAAATACTTGTCCATGTGCTTCTGCAGTTCAGTGTCGTTGGACTTTACAATGCCATCCCCTGATAAGATATACTGAGTGCATTGGTCAACCAGCTCTGTGAAGAACGGATGCGGTATCTTCACATTGCTTCTAGTCTTGTCCTCTACCAGTTCGCCGTCCGCATTGTAATAGAACAATCTATACTTCTCTATGTCATGATCGCCGTCATAGTATCTTTCGCCTGTCCGGGCGAACTGCTTCTTTTCTGATGTGCGGTCACTGTCTATCAATTTTTTTATCTCGTCAGGGGTTAGCATTCTTCCATCTCCTTCATGTCAATTTAAAACAGCCATGAACGAGGCTTACGCCATCCCTCAATGCCGTACCTAAGAGCTGCCATTGCATCGTCCATCACCGGTACAGGCTCATCAAGATATTCGCCTGTCTTTTCATCTTTTTTCCATTTCCACTGTTGTAGCTCCTTGATAGTATTCACGCAATGAGGAGCAACATATATTCTTCGTCGTATAATGTGATTCTTATCGACCACACCTTTGAGCCAGTCTATCTGAGCCTTGACAGATCCAGCAGAACCGCCCTTGTCAACGCCCTTTGCACGATAACCAGCACCCTTCCATGTTTTGATCCTGTCTGGTTCTGCGGAATCACACCACATTGTCTTATTCGTTGGTATAGCATGTTGAATCGCCAGTGGAATAATCTCCGCCGTCTCTTTCTCATGCACATATATCTCATCTAGGATGTATATATCATCATCCTTGATACCCAGAAGGAGGATGGCATTGGCATGGTTGAATCCAAAGTCTTGTCCTATTGCTATATCGTCATAGTCATTAAGGTTCTGAGATACCTCAGCAACTTCCCAGTTGTGCAGGATGAGGCCGCCTATCTCACCCCATTCACCCAAGCCATATATCTTGTAACCTTCCGGATCTACTTCCTTTCTACGCTCCATACGGCGGTGATATGCCGCATCGATGAAACGATTCCCCAGGTATGTACTGTGATGCGTCAGTACATCGGGATCGTATCTATCAAAAAAGACCTTCTTTATCCAGTGATTCTTATTTACTGGATTGAAGGTCATTCTTATCTGGTAAAACTGCCCTGGTGGTAGCTCTCCACGCAATCTATCATCTATAATTTCCACATCTGCCTGTGTCAGCTCTGTTGCTTCCTCGCACCACACATCTGTGAGCTTTCCCTTCTGGAATGTGATTGACTTAAGCTTCTCTCGTTGCTTATCATCATTCATCCCACGGAATATAATGCGGTTGCCATTCGCTCGGCATTCAAGCGAGAGCGGCGATGTGGTCATCTTCCAATATCGCTCCGCCTTATCTCCAAACATCCGATACACGGCACCTGTAAGCTCTGCATAGGTGCTGTCTCTGTTCGTGATATCTGATTTACGGACACATACAAGGTTCCTGCCCTTATCCTTCATCAGCCGCAGGATGTAGTTCTGCGCTGTGTCAACACTCTTCCCAGATCCGGCAGAGCCTTTCATCACGATATATCGTTTTTTGCTCCGATCTACTTTCTTGAATCCCGGATTTGCTTTTACGTCAATATTCAATCAGCACCACCACCGCCGGTATCGTCATCATCGCCGTAGTCGATATTGATGTTGAGGTCCATATCTACATCAGCCTCTACCTTCTCAGTATATAAGCCATATGCTTTACCAAGGAGCTCCGCTGCCTTATTGGCATCCGACAGCCTTGCTGGTATCTCCACGATCTGTGGTGTCTCTTTCTTGACTGTCTGTTTTCTCATTGTGCCGTTATCATCTGGAGCATACATCGAACGTTCTTCACTGGTCGTTACAACAATGCATTCTTTCTTTTCTCGTCTCATGGTTGCTGTGAGATACTTTAACACCTCATCTTGATCGGCAATCAACGCTTTTTCTTTTTCTGCCATGCGTTTTGCTATATATTCCTGCACCTTAACATTTGTTAACAACCTTGCTGCTGCTTGTGCGGCTGTTTTCGGTGAATACCCTGCCCTTATAGCTGCCTGTGTGGCATTAAGGTCAATCAAATATTCATCACAGAATCTCTGCTGTTTAGCTGTCAGTTTTGCCATAATGTCACACCTTCTTTCTGCTACTTTCTCACCCTCTTCGGGATCACAATCTTGTACAGCGGTTTACATACATTCTTTACCTCTCCACCCCAATTTATAGTTGGCTGAAATTTGTATATCTTAGTGCACTTAACCATCACCTTTATCATGGCTATTGGTAAAGCCAGCCTGCCAAGTATCGGATGTATGTATTCAAAACTATATTCAGGTCTCACGACCTCAAACCTTTTAATCTTACTCATATCTCACACCTCAAACAAAATAGCCCAGTGGGGAGAGATCAGCGTTCACTTTTCACAAGGGGAGGTGCAACCACTGGGCATAAGAAAAGGGACACGACCGAAATGGCAAACAGTCATGTCCCTTATGAATCAATATAATTTTACCATACTAGTATACCACGTTTGCTAGGTGCTATGTGGTGCTAAATGGTGCTAAATGGTGCTATTTGGTGCTGAGTTTTCCAAGACCTTAATTCTAAATGCCTCAAGTGCAAAACCATGTATATGTTTTATCCTGCCATATGAATAATCAAGTTCTTTGGCAATCTCCTTCAGGTCCTTATATTCAATATATTTCATGAACAATACATTGATGTACTTCGGTTCGTCCAGCATATGTATCTGTCCTATGACCTTATGCTTGAGCTCCGTGAACCGCTCTATGTCCTCATGAATCTCCTTCTCAAGGTCAACATACTTTGCCACCTTTTTGCTCATAGAATCAGCCTTAGCGCTTGTCTGTACCTTTTCTGATGAATAATCAAATGCACCGGTGCAAGTTGCATCTTCCTTGAGTCCTGCAAGCTCTATCTTTCTCTGTCTGATCTTAACATCCAGAAGCTTCACCTGTTTCAAATACTCTTTTGCTTTCACCGCCTCACCTCCTACTTGTTCTCCCGGATGGTGAAATCCAAGCCTGTTTCTTCCTTTAGTGTCTGTATCAGATCATCCCAGATAATTTCTTCATCACACAGCGCATCAGTCTTTAAATTAAATCTTTCGCAGAATCTCTCAAGCCTCTTCTGTCCAAAATCAAACTCATCCCGAAGTACCATGCAACTCATTATCAAAATACAATCTATTGTATTCAGTTTGATTTTATACACAGCTTCATCAAGCTGCTTCTGGTTGACCTCAAGCGGAACAAATATGGCTCCCCTGGTCCTGAGTTCTTTCTCTGCTGCTTCCATGCCCTGTGTCTTGATGACATTCATCAGCCATGCAGCACCCGCCATTCTTGCTTCGTGTAGCTTTCTATCTGATTTTGCCATCCTCTCACTCCTTCCGCATGAATCTGTTCATCAAATGGTTGTCTGGATCCATCTTCATTCTGAATCCTATCTGTCCTTTATTCTCTATCACTCCCGGATCATTGAGCTCTGCCCCGTCAAGAAAGCTTCGGAGCTTCTTCATGCAGTCCGGGCATAAATCTCTTGATCCTGTCACATCATCGAACACATCAACTATCCTTGCCCTTATCGCCGCTCCGTGTTCAAACGGCAGGTCGTAGAACCCGCCGCATCTATCGCATTTGCCTGCATATGCCATTATGTATCACCTCTCTAGTAAATAATATATTCTTTGTATTTATTCAGCAGATTCTCCAATCTGATACAGTCGTTTGATCTGTCCATGTATCCTGCCATGAAAAATCCCTGTTCGATATTGCAAATTCTAAAGTATATCTTTTTGAACATCCATTTATACAGTTTTCTTTTAACCATTTGCTCAAATCTCCTTTATCAATTCTGGATCATCAAAAATGTTGCCGATAACTTTCACTCTGTTCCCACACTGTATATATTTAAACAAATCGTCGTTGTTTAAGCTTTTACTTCCACGTCTCCCCATTGCAATAGAAAAACTCGCTCGATAATCCGAAAAGAATACCTTTCCTTTTCGCTTTTTTGTGTCTTTATTTGGGAATGGACAATCCTCATTGTCAAATTGGAACTCTACAATATCATTCTCCCAAATCAGTTTGCCGTTCTTATCTTTCAAGCCTGTGCACTGACAGATAGTATCTGGTCGCACTTCAAATGCAAATGGCGAACCTGCTTTATTGCTGATATACCATTTATCATTTTTGCAATGCAAAAATCCTGTAACCCACTCTCCATTACAAATTTTCGCCTTGAATAGACATCTATCTTTCATCCACTCCACCTCTCTTCACGATCTCCACAGCATCATCAAAATTAACCACCAGCTCTCCGCCCATGCCCTGATTGCCGTACCTTTCAAATGACTTGTCCTGCAGCTCTGAAACAGCCTTGTCCACATCGTAGACTGTTGGATGCTCCTCAATAAGTTTTTTTGTCTCAATTCTCATTGATTTCTCTGACTTACGTTTCTCTAGTCCTTGTTTCTCAAGTGCCTTTATCGCCATATCAAATGCCTTTCCGGTATCATTCACATAGGCATAATGTGAATATCTATAATCTGTTGTTTCCTTTAATTTGGCTATTGCTTCTCTCTCTTCCATATTCCCACACTCCTATCTTCTCAGCCTTGCCACGGCCGCATTCCACTCGTTTATGAATTTAAGCACCCACGTAGCCGGGTATGTGCTTACAGCATACTGTTTTGAGATTGCAACTGCCCTTGCCCAGTTCGGATCCTGTTTGATCTCGTCTGAAATCTGTGCCATCACTCCTCAACCTTCCTTTCTGCTTCAATCCATCTGAGTGTGCATTCATGACAATGCCCTGTGCATCTACAGCCATCAAATCCGGCCTCATTCGGGCACATGATAATCTGTGCCAACTCTGTATCACTGAGCGACCGGATGTAGTCGCCGTTTGTCATCGGTTCATAGTTGTCCACAGCGTTCTTAGTACAGTGTGCGCATGGTTCCTGTGTCTCGTCCATGGCTCTGTATTTGCAGTTTTCGCAGCCTCCTGCTCTCTCTGGTACTATCTCCATCGTATTTCCCCCTTCCTGATCATCTCTCTTATGTCTGTGTTGCATCAGCACATGGTGCTCATATACCTTGATGATTGTCCAGCACTTCCAAACTCTCACCGGGACATTCTCCTCTTTTCCGTTCTTTGTGAGGATCTTCACCACCCGCCCCGGTCGGCAGATGGTGTTGAATGTAGCTTCTAATTTAAAATCTGTCATGTGTTCTCCTTTTTACTCGGCTTTAATTTGTATTTTTGACCAGTCAACTGTTTGCAGTATGTTCCACAATCTCTCTTCCCGTGATCTCCATGCAGTCTCAGCATATGTGTGTGCTTTTGCGCCATAATGATAATCATTTGACTTCAAATGTTGCACAGCAGCCTCATGTGTGAAGAAAATACCAGAATCCACCGGATATTCTTCATAGTAGCTCATGCTGATATCCAATTCATAAAGCGCATCTTCAAGATCTTCAATGCTATATGCATCATCCATGGCATCTTTTAACTCTTCTGTCCACTTACCTGCATCCTTCAAGCTCTGGATAATCATACTTTTTTGCTCTTCGTCTCTTCTTAAACAGTACATTTCTCCTTCATATATGACCTCACACGCATTTTCGTCATACAAACAAACACCATCTGGATTATTCAATTCATCTCCATATATTCTTTTATAGTCGCGTATTACCCAATAGCGTGGGTCAGCCTGACATAAATGATCTTGTGTATTCATCTCTCTCTGAAGGTTGACCAAAAAATCTATATCATCTTTAAGTAGCTGACGTTTTTCGGTCGTATCTTCATGTCGTTTCGTTTTCCAAAATTTCGCCATATTAAAAGCCTCCTCTATACAAAACATAACTGTCCATTCTCTTCTTCGCCTATCCTCATGTTTGGCACCCTCTTCCTTACGCAAAGTTCAGGAAGATTCGCCCTTACCATCGCCGCCGGTATAGGTGGACAGACTGCATTTCCACATCTCTTAACCTGTTCACTTCTTGAATATGTCTTACCTGTGTTGTCATGATCTATGATGTAATCATCCGGAAACCCTTGGCACCCATATAACTCCTTTGGCTCAAGCATTCTGAGACCAATGTCCACTATCTGATACTCAACACCTTGGATTGTTACAAGACCGAACCGGTCTCTTGATGTCACTGTGTCAAGTGGCTGTTCTATATCCTGCCCTGTACCCTCTCCGTAGTATTTAATCAAGAATGCTCTGACCTCTCCAAAATGTCCGGCTGATGTTGTCACTGTATGCAGCGGTTCTCTCTCATCCTGTCCTATCCCTGTCTTGTAAAACTTGCTGAGGAACGAAGTCACAAGGCCATATCTGTTTGAACTGTCCACTGTCATAATTGGATTCTCTATGCCTTGACCTCGCACCCCTCCTGAATTGGTCTCAGAATGGTATTGGATAAGAGTCGCTGCAACCAGCCGGTTATGATCTACTGTCGTTATCGTATCAATTGGGTCTTCGGCTTTACTTCCACCTCCTTGGTAATTCCCGCCATACGTTTTATCTATAACCGGAGCAAGTCTCGGTTCACACAAATAATGCTTCCCACTACTCACAATGGTTGGTAACGGCTTCTTTATGTCGTGAACTCTCGGCGATTGTCCTTTTCGTTCTCCATATCCAATGGGTACAATGAACGGCTCTGGATTATCCAGAACGAACTTCTTCAGCCCTCTTGCAATCCTCTGCATAGTCTTTGGCGCAAGTGGCCTCACCGCCCGAATGCCGTACTTCTCCTTGATCTCCTCTGATGTATCAAAGATGCTCGGACATGGCAGGCTGAAATCAAGCTGTGTATATGCCCCAACATAAGGCTTGAGCAGTCCCTCCTTGACCTCTTTGCTGTCCGCTGGCGCGTGTGTAGGCTTTGGCCACATGATAGGTACACCATCACACCTTGCGATCATGAAGAACCTTTTTCTTTTAGTCGGTGCTCCGTAGTCTGCCGCCACAAGCTCTCTGAACTGTACCTCATATCCCAGCTCATTGAGCTGCTTTACAAATTGCCTGAATGTATCTCCTTGTTTTGCCTTGATTGGATGATGTCCTCTGTTGAGCGGGCCCCATGTCTTGAACTCTTCGACATTCTCAAGCATAATCACTCTCGGTCTCACAAGTGCCGCCCATCTGCATGCTACCCATGCAAGCCCTCTGATGTTCTTATCCTTTGGTTTCCCACCCTTGGCCTTGCTGAAATGCTTGCAGTCCGGAGAGAACCAGGCAAGAGCTACCGGATGTCCCTCACAAGCTTTCACAGGATCAACCGCCCACACATTCTCACAATAGTGCTTTGTGTTTGGATGGTTGACCTTATGCATCCTTATGGCTTCCGGGTCATGGTTGATAGCAATATCAACGCTGTAGCCTGTAGCCATCTCAATCCCTGTTGATGCTCCACCACCTCCGGCAAAGTTATCAACAATAAGTTCTCCGTTTATCATGGCTGCACCTCTAAGAAATCAAACAATGTCGGTGAATCAACCTCATTCTCCTCTGCCTGTAAATATCCAACACCATCTCTGAAGTAATCCGGATTGAGCTCACATCCCTTGCCAAATCTGTGCATCTTGACCGCCATCATTGGTACTGTCATAAGGCCGCCAAACGGATCATATACCACATCGCCCGGATTGCTGTACCTGTTGATAATCCTCTCAACAATATCAAGCTGCAGCGGGCACACGTGCATCGTTGCCCTTCGTCTGCTTTGCGTCGTGTTGAGCGTCCTCATCCGGTTTATGTCATCCCATACCTCAAGCTGATTCCAGGATCCCGGAGCAACCACCATGAATGTAGCTGGAAGCCTGCCATCTGTATCCAGGTACTTTGCAAGTGCCACATGCTCCTCATAGTTGTATATGTGCTCTCTGCTGTACTGCCTGTACACTCTCTGTAAGTTATCCACAGATACACCCTCAAGCTCCTCTTTGCTTATCAGCCTGTCTCCTGAACTTCGCCAATATCCGTGGGCATCTATCTGCCACTGTGCCCTCGTGTATTCATCTTTGGTTTTCGTTATCGGTTCATCGGCATAAGCTGTTGACCTGTCAGTTGGCAACTTACGGAACAGCAGAATGTACTCAGGGCATCCCACCCCCATCTTGGAACCATCCTTGCACTGTTCAGACCATCCAAGGCGGTATGTCTGGTTGTTCTCCCTTACCACATCAGTAACCACAGTGATCATGCCGAAATACTGGAATCCGTGGCGCATATAGTGTTCTATGCAGTCAGCATGGAATGGCTCAATAGTCGGCATTCCTGTGCCAGTGGCATTTCCAAACAGCACTCTATCCTTAACGTGGATGGCTGCCACTCTTCCCGGCTTCAGCACCCTCAGAAGCTCCGGCGTCAGGTAGTCCATCTGTTCAAAGAACCGCTCTGTATCCTGATTGTGTCCAAAGTCGTTATAATTTGCGCTGTACTCGTAGTGATTGCCAAATGGTATTGATGTGTGTATCAAGTCAACGCTGTTGCTCTCCATTGCCCTTGTCTCTTCCACACAGTCGCCATACACAGCCTCATAATGCTTACCTCTTACCGTTCTCTCTTCTCTTGTACCTTCCACACCCATCTTCCTCTCTAATCTCTCCGTTTTGTTTGCTGAATCAAGGCCATACTTCTTCACGATCTCAATCATCTTCTTGACCATGTGATTATGATTCTTCCACTTCTCGATCAGTGCGTCCTTGATCTCCCGCTCATTCTCCATGTAGATGATGTCTATAACTACTGTGTCATGCTGCAGGAACCTGTAACACCTGTGCACAGCCTGTATGAAGTCATTGAACTCATAATCAATACCAGCAAATATCTCCCGGTGGCAGAATCGCTGGAAGTTACATCCTGAACCACTGATTGACTTCTTGGTGGCAAATAGCCTTGTCTTGCCATTGCTGAAGTCTATGACTCTCTGCTCCCTAAGGTCGTAGTCCATGGATCCGTATATGTCCACTGTCTCCGGCAGAGCTTTCTTAATAGCGTGTCTCTCTGCTTCCTGATCGTGCCACAGAATGAAATGATCCTCCGGAGAGCTATCAACTATCTCCTTCATCTTCTCGACTCTGGCATCTATGCTCTCACGCTTGATCTTGGCTGCCTCTTTAAGTCCTGTGCTTGCCTGCGTGAAAAGCTCCATCTGGCCGTCCCTGTCAACTGAATCTCCGTAGTGTATCGGTATTTCGTGCCACCTCACATCCAATGGAGGTAGAACGTATCCATCATCGGAGTAATCTGGATTGAGATCCGATGGTTTTGTGATAAAGAGCGCCCAGCTACTCACCCACAACCAAAACTCATCTTCCATGTTCGGGTACAGTGTCAGGTTATTTGCCTTTGTTGAATCCCTCTGGAAAAATCTTGTAAGTGCCTGTCCTGTGTCCATGACTTCAAGATATCCAGCATAGTGTATAAGCTCCTTGTACTTGTTCGGTGATGGTGTAGCGGTCGCTACGAGCTTGTAAGGTACATTTTTGAACTTGTCAAGGAACGTCTGGTATGTCTTAGATCCAAATGATCTAAGCACGGATGCTTCATCAAGTGAGGTTGCCGCAAAATACGATGGATCTATATCTCCGTCTCTCACTCTCTCATAGTTCGTCAGAACGATCTGACTTGTGCTTGCCTCAACCTCTTCCATGGTTCGGCAATATTCAGGTTTCTCATAGCCCAGAAGCTCTACAGCATCCCTTGTGAACTCCTGCTTAACTCCAAGCGGTAATACAATCAACGCTCTACCACCGGTATGTTCTGCTGCAAGGTGGCAAAACTCTATTTCCTGTGCAGTCTTGCCAAGCCCAAACGACTCAAACAAGGCTCTACGTCCACCCTTCAGCGCCCATGCCACCGCATCACTCTGATGTGGCTTTAGGGCTTTATTTATGCGGCTCTTATCGACCTCAAAGCCGCTGTCAGTAGCAAGCTCTATCTTGCTCTCTAAAAACTCTCTGTATGTCATTCACTTCTCAGAAACCCGCTATAGCATTACCCCGGCCGGAGGTTCGGCTCCTTTCGTGTGTTATTTATTATTCAGCTCATCAGCCAGCATCTTCTCAAGCTGTCCAAGCTGCTCAGAATGATCTGTCTGTTTGAAGTTTGCAAATCCATTTGGATTCACGTTCCGTGGCTGTCCTCGGCTCTTACCGTCATCCTTAAGCGCATATAGGCCTGTCCATCCCTGCATTATCGACTGATTGAGAATCTGTACCTGTTCATGCTTATCGTGTGATAGCGACTCAAGCTCGTTCATCATCAGCGTTATGGCCCTGTCACTCATAGGCTTCTTGATGTCCTTACGAAACTTGATGAACTCTACTATGGCATCATTAAGCTCTGGATCATCGCTGTACACTGGTTCAGACTTTGGTGCTGTCTCCCCGCCTTTTTCTTTTGTATTTTTCTTTTTACTCTCTTTCTCTATATCTATTTCTATATCTGTACGGCTAACATTAGCTTTACTGTTAGTTTTACAGTTAGTTTTACAACCATTTACATCAGACTTATTATTAACATCACCTGTTAACCTCTTCTGTTTTTCCCTGTAATCTCTCATGTAATCCTTCATGTAAGCCTTTTTATTATCAAGCTGATCAAGCGTCTGGTACTTACCCCATTTTGGAATTGTGATCACTCCATCCACAATCTCAATCATGCCGTACATTGCAAATATATCTATGGCCTGTTTTACCATGGCTGGCTTCTGGCCAAACAATGTAGCAAGCATATCAGCGGTATATGCCACACCGCCCTGAGCAAATACACCGCTATTATTCATGCGCCCCGCAAGGCACAACAGTTTAATCCATATGAGGATTATTGAATCTCCCTTGGGAAGAGCAGATATAAGCATAATCTTGTCATCTGTGAATATATCTGTTGCCAGCTTTATCCATTTTGCTTCTGCCACCCATGTCACACCTCCTTGATCCTTATTCCATACTTATAAAGCATCAACTTGCGCTTTATGATGTATTCCTTTGTTCTCATGCCCTTTGTATCTTCCACAACCATTTCAAATCCATCCCAGTAAACGAAGTCCGCTATGTATGAGCACTTACACTCCAAGAGCTTCCCTGGCTTGAATCTGCCCTTGTTGGGTCCTTTTTCATATATCTCATTTGTGTGTTCTCTCTGAGCTGGTATAAGCTCAAATTCTCTCTGAAGCTGCAAGCCTGTTATCTTGCCAGCTTTCTCAAGCAATTTCAGCTCTGTATATCTCTGAGCTTCTTTCTTGCTGTCAAATGTGATGCCGTCTACAACAACCTTCCTGTTGCCGTATTTAGCTCGTGATCTGTTCCAAGCCATTGTTACTCCTTTCTCCCTGTCACCCAAATGAGTGACAGGGATATATGCTTAAACCTCTGCGTTACTGTGTGATGTATTAACGCATGTCATGAACTCTACTTGAAACTTCCGAACAGTGCCGCTTCTGCAGCGTTCATCTGCTGTGGCTCTGTCTGTGGATTCTCTGTCGGTGTCGGCTGTGGATCCTGAACACTGTTCTGTGTATTCTGAGCATTATTCTGAGTATCCTGTGGCTCTGCCTGTGGAGCCTGTGCTTCTGGTTCATTCATCTCTGTTGCTGTGGCTTCCACATACTCATCATTGTCATTCTCAACGTATGTAGGATGTCCCTCAGCGTCCAAGGTTGCCATGTCGCCCTCAAATGCCTTCTGGAGTTCTATGCTCATTACTCCCCACTTGCTGATCAGCTGTCGGAGCATTGTCTTGTAAGCCATGCCATCAAAATTCTTATACCAGAACGATGAATACATCCAGGAATCACGAGGATCATAGTTACCGGCTTCATAGTCAGCATATGATACTCTCTGCTTCTCTCCGTACTTTGTCTTGATCTTTCCAGCATCCTTATAAAATGCCTGTGAATACTTGTCTGCATGAGCAAGCATCTGAGCCTTGCTCCAGTACATCGTCTTTCTGAATCCATTCACGAGCTCAAACATTGCATAGTAGCCGATGGTCTCAGCCTCTTCACGCTTGTCCCAATCATCTACCATGAGATTAACCTTGATGTCCTCGTTGAGTGGATCGAAATATTCAAGCTCTCCCTCCTTGATAGCAACAACATTCAGTCTCTTATACTGACCAGAACGGATCGCAAGCTGGATATATCCCTTATATCCCATCTGGAACTGAGCTTCCTTAACGCCAGTCTTTGTATTGTTGAATGGGACCATGTAATAGTGTCCGAGCTGTGGGGATGGTGAAAGCTGTAAGCTCTCGCCGAGAAGTGCAGCTGAAAGAATCGACTGATTCGTGCACTCCTGAAGTGTAGGGTTGGTATTATATGCTGATACGATAGCAGATATAAACCTCTGTCCATTCTTTCCACCAACCACCTTGTTGATCTGATTCTTGATTGCATCTTTTGTAAGATACTCTGTAATTCCCAGATTCTGCTGTGCTTTACTTTTTGCTACTAAACTGTTATTTACTGCCATTATTTTCTACCTCCGCTATTATACTCATTAACTCTGTCCCCAGGTCTAACATATCAATACTGCTGCTATTTAACTTTGCGGTCTCTACAGCCTTGTCTATAATCTGCTTCGCCGTATCTGTTCCAAAGTCTTCTTCCACGATGGCTCGTACGCCTCTTATAGCTGTCATCATTTCGGCGATCAGCATGATTGTTGCCCCATCCAAATGCACCGAACCTTTATTTAATACGATCATCTTGACCACCTCCTATTCGCAGAACGACCAACTGCAATGCGGGCATCCTGTTATAAGGTTTGTTCCTGCCGCCTCTACTGATATTCCTCTTTCTATCGATGTACCATTTCTTTTTATCTTTTCATATATGTTCTTATTGCAGCGATAACAGATGCCATCATCCGGTGCAAAGTAGGGGAGGCAGTTCTTCTTGCAATATCTTTCCTGTGCCTCTATTGCCTCACTTATGTTGTAATGTTCCATCTACATATCCTCCTAATGCATAATCGTATCTTCTAACATCTTGCGCAGTACCTCTTTCAGAGCCTGTGGCATTTCCCCTGTGTTGTCCCTGTTGCTTCTTGCTTTGGACAATATGTCAAACGTATCATTTATAAGCCCCTTCATAATCTCGTCAAGGTCTCCCTCAGCTCTGGATGCTTCCATTGCTCTGCTTATCAGCTCTTCTGCAGCTGACTCTCCATACTCTTTAGCAAAGGATTCTCTCATTCCCTTCACCATAAATGCCAACTCCGATACAAGAACCGGTGTTGTTCCTCTCATTGATACTGTTCCTGTTTCTGACTTAATCATCTTGTTACCTCCTACTTAATCGCTCTAAATGTTATATTTCTGCTCTGGAAGAACTCTCTCAAGGCTGCTGCATCATCCGTTGTAAGTTCAACCTCAAACTTGACTACCATCTTCTGTGGTTCCGGCTGTGATTCCTCTACTGGTGCTGGCTGTGCATCCTCAGGTGGTGTCATAGCCTGTGCCATTGCAGCTCTCTCCTGTGCCTTGCGTTCTTCTTCAGCCTTTCGCCTTGCCTCTTCTGCTGCTTTTCGTGCCTCTTCTGCAGCCTTTCTCCTTGCCTCTGCCTCAGCCTTTGCCTTTGCGATCTCTGACATTCTCTTAGCCTCAGAAATGGCCTTGTTAATGTCTAATGTCTCCTTAAATACCTCTGTAGCCTCAAAGCCAAACTCCGGGAGCTGGCTAAGTGTAAGAACTCCATTGCCGATCTCATACATCTTAGACTTCATCTGATCTTCAATACTCTTCATTGATGTAGACGCATTCAGCCACTTAGGATCCTGTATCTTCTCAAGCGTTACGAAGTTCTGAAAACCTATCTGGGAAAACAGCTCTTCAATGGCTTTCTGCTTTTCAGCCTTGCGCTTCTCGTCAAATGCCTTGACCTGTGAGTCTATCTGCTCAAGGGCTTCATCTGTAAGGCCTGCAAGCTCTTTCATCTTCTCTTCAAAGTCATTAAATGGTTCAAGATATTCTTTCTTCTTGGTTATTCTCATATCCGATATAGCCTTCTTCAGCTTGTTCAGCCTTGCTCTGTCATCTTTTGCAAGCCCCTTCTGATCTTCTGAATAATACGCATTCTTATATGTCTCTACTTTGTCCATGATGTAAGCCTTGGCTTCATCATAGTTCTCGATGTTGATCTCACCTGTTTTAATCGGTGATATTCTAAGTTCAAATGTCTCCATGTTAACCTCCTAATTCAGCACCAGCTCCATCTGGTGACTCTCCTTGTTCTCTCGCACCATTGCCATGATGCGTGCTGTCTGTCGCTGTCTCTCTTCCTCACAGTCGCAGTGTTCGCCTGGATCCAGGTAAGCACCACACTGCGGACATTCGTTGTAATACATGCCATTTCCTTTCATATCTCCGGGAGTATCAGCGGTGGTTCTTTCTTTGACTGTACGCACTCCCAGAAGTCTCTTTCAGCGTCAATAAGATACTGAATGTCTTTCTCTACCTCTGACCGCTCTATCTTGTAGTGCCTGGTCTGCAGATACACATCACCGTTGAACTCTGACTTAAGCTGAGCCTTGAGCACCACAAAATCAAATTCCGTTACCATCAGGTAATGTAGGACCTGTATGTAGTAGTTGTCCGGGATCCTGTGATCCCATTTCTCCTTCTGCCTCGACTGTAAGATATTCGTGGTCTTACATTCCCATATGCCTTTACGGCCATCCTGATCTATGAGCCAGCCATCAAGAGATGCATGCGCCCACGGATACTTGTCATTGAACCAGATGTTATTTTCTTCATAACACACCTGATATTCCGGATAGTCCAGTTTGAACATTCCACGGAGAAGCGGCTCGGCTTCTGTTCCATATTTCACATATGGCTTATCCGATATATCGACCGGTTCAATTCCATATGCTTTTTCTTTCCAAAGCTCCACATTGCTTTTATATGGATTCATTCCCACAATAGCAGATGCATCAGACCCGCCTATCTTGGTTCTTGCCTTAAGCCATTCTTCGTGGCTTCCAAGCACTTTCATCTCAACCATGTTCTATTCCTCTCTGGCATCTTCAATGCTGTTCATAAGTTCAAGCACGCCATAAAGTCCCAGCTCCGTAAACACGGTTCCAAGCAAGTACGCCACCAATCCTACCGCCGGCAGTGCAAGCAGCACTTCTACGTTGAATAAGATGTTGTAGGCCAACAGCAAAAATAAAATAGTCATTATTACAAGACTCACGGCCTTGACAGCCTTTGTGTCTAAGTTCTTCCTCTTCATTGCTTTTCTTCCCCTTTTCTGCTATGATTTTCTTGAGTTATTTCTTATTTGCACCGGCGGAACTGCTATTCCAAAGGTGCTTTTTTTACTGTCAGGGATCTAATTCATCCCAGTTTATGACGGCTTCTTTTGCTACCTTATTTATGTCGAACGGCGGCACTCGTCTGCCAGCGTCAAGCTGTTTCTTGTACTTCAGATAATCCACCAAGGCAAGCACATTGACCCTTGTTACTCCGGCACCATCCAGTATGGTGTATGGTCCATATCTGCCAGACTGGACATATCTGTCAAGATCTGCTATACGTCTGGTTGCTGTAGATAATGACATCTCAAATATCTTCATCATTTTCGCCTTACTTATGTACGGCAACCGGCCAATCTCCCTGACACCTATTACCTGTATGTCCTTGACTGCTCTGCTCATTGCTCTCATCTCCTTTCCTGTGATATAATTGATAAAAAACTAGGGGGGATCTTATGCCTGTCACAAAATCAGATATCAAAATATTGAATTATGTCCACCATCGTCATTTCCGACCTGTCACCTATATGTCTCTTTCTGGTAAATTCAGCAAGCATGAAGTAGACAATCTTATCAAAGGTGAACTCTTATCCTACGTTCCTATAATCGTTGATTATCAGGGAATCCCATCGGAAAAGCTTGCCGCCGAATCTGCAATATCACTTACCAAAGATGGTATATATGTAGTTGAACAGAATCAGTGGTTTGATACCCAATATCTGCTTACGCAAATAATCGTCCCTATACTGGTTGGTGTTGCAAGTGCCGTCATCACAACAGTCTTATTACGATTACTGTAGCTATGCCTATGGCTGCTCCTATCAGTCCCATCACTGCAGGTCTGATATAATCGCACCAAAGATCTTCCATGAAGTACGGCTCCTTGAGTTTCTTCTTAATCTTTTTGAACATCTATGATCTCCTTTCTTGTTATGTGTTACAATGGTAAAAAACTAAGGAGGTTCGCTCTATGTATGAATACGATTACGATAAAGTCACCCTAAATTTGGAAGAAAAATATAAACTCTTTATTACCAAACGCAAAAAGAAAACAACCGAAAAGTTTTTAGGCGATTCTAAAGAATATTTACTTGGAATTCGTTTCATTAAAGCCAACTACTCTGGTCAGCGAAATGAAATAGGTGAACAAATACCTGATGGTACATATTCTATAACCTGGTATTATGGCCGTTATCTTATATGGAAAAGGAATAAAGCTTTTTATGGAATGCTTTCATCGTTTGTAACTCCTATAGTTGTTTCCATAATTACATCAGTACTAACAGTAATAGTCCTACGCATATTAGGCTTAGGATAAGAATTGCGGTTCTGTATCTGCGTTCCTTCTTGTAAAGATGTTCAAAGAACTTCACTTCATCATCTGAAACTGGAAAAATCTCCTGGAAGGCTTTTCGTTCTTCTAGGATTTTTTCGTTCTTCATCTCTTTTTTGATGGCTTTCAGGTCATTTGCTTTCAATGTTTTGTTTAACTCCTCTGTTGTCATGCCTCTCCTTTCTTATTTTTCTTTATTCCTCCATGTGTTATAATCACTCTAACAAAAGGATTTATTTACAAGGAGGGATTTTATGGCACCTATAGTTGTTGCAATCATTTCAGTAGTTGGATCATTTGTTGTAGTCTATCTAACAGCAATAAAGGAATTATTTACACAGAAGTATCAAATTCGCCGAGAACAGCTTGATAACTTCTATATACCTTTCTATCAGTTCTATTGCCGTGGACTTCTGCTCTATAACAAACTCAGTAAACTTGGTCCTGAGGCAAGAGGTAATCTCTTAGATTTATTGACCAGTAACATCTATCTCATGGAGCCTGAATCACAAGCACTTTATCCTGATTTTTACCTTGCCTTTCTCAATATGCTTGAGGCTGAAAATGGCAACAAGGACTATCCTTTAGATAAATGTTCTGAAGAACTTGATATTGCATTTAACAGACTAAAAAATGCTGTATTCACCGAGTACAAAGGAATATTAAAGAAATGCAATCTCCCAGTACCTTCAATACCGCAGCAGTAACCATTCTATCTTTGAGTACGCACGCAATTGCTGATATATTTGCAATCAGAACAACAACTACCACTATCCAACCAAACATCTTTCCTCTCCTTTCTGCTGTCCATTTTAATTGGATTCAGATGGCAAAAAAATATAGTCTAACGGCATATCATACAGTCTTGACAATTCCTTAGCCTGTGAGATTTTAGGCTCTGATGTGCCTTTTTCCCAACTAACAATAGTCTGCTTACCTACTGCCATATGTTTTGCTACTTCTTCCTGTGTCATTCCTGCATTTACTCTTGCTGCCGCTAAACTAATCTGGATCTTTTTCTGTGTTTTCAATTTTGCTCTCACTTCCTTTCTGTATCATGTTCACATTGTATATCCATTTTAATTGGATGTCAATACCAAAATTCATTTTAATTGAACTTTTTGTTGTCAATTATTCAATATTGTTGTATTATAATAATAAGTTTTAAAAGGGGGTGCACCTTATGTCAGACGATAAACAAAAAGAAGTGTTTGCAAGAAATTTAAATAAATATTTAGAAAGAAGTGGAAAAACCCAAAAAGAGGTTGCTCAGGCAATTGGAGTTATTCCTACTACATTTAATACTTGGTGCTTGGCACAAGCTCTACCTAGAATGGGCAAGGTCCAACTTCTTGCTGACTATTTTGGTATAAACAAATCAGATCTTATCGAGGATAACTCGGATACTGAGTATTATTTAGACGCTGAGACCGCAAAGAAAGCACAAGAGATATTCGAGAACAAGCAGCTCTCTCTTCTCTTCGATGCTGCGAGAGATGCCGATCCAGAGGATTTAGAGACTGTTCACACCATGCTCATGGCTCTCAAAAATAAAGAAAAGAAGTAATGTACAAAATACATCCCACTGATTTTGTTATTATGACTTTAATTATGCCGTAAAGGGGGATGATTGTATGAATTATGATATAAATGTCCAGATGATGGATTTGAAATCATCGAAGATAAAGGAAACTGTGACAGAGAATGATGACGGCTCATATACCATCTTTCTCAATTCAAGATTTACACAGGAGCAACTAAAAGATGCCTACATCCATGCCATAGGTCACATCACCAGAGACGACTTCAACAAACACAGCTCTGCTGATGCTATTGAGGTTTATGCGCATGGATTAAATAAAAAATAATGAAGGAGAGATTTTCATGAAAAAGAAACTATTAACAATTATGGCTGTATCAACACTAGCTTTGTCTCTTACCGGATGTGGTAATGCAGATAATTCTACTACTGTTTCCACCACCGAAACTGTAACAACAGAGGCCACCACTGAAGCAACAACAGCAACTTCTACAGAAGAAGAAACCACTGAAGCTGTCACATCAGAAGAAACTTCAGAAACAGAAGCTCAGTCTGGTACATTAGATGGTCTTGCTCAGTATCTTCTGGATCAAGGAGTTGTTACAGGTTCAACATCGGAAACTATGTACTCATATATCGGAGCAATCGGCGGATTCAAGTATCTTGATTCTAATGTAGAAGTTTATGAGTACGACATGAACTCAGATACGTATAAGCAAATAGTTGATACTAATAGCGTGAGTGGTCTTACTGTGTCCGCTATCAATGGGCCTTACGTTCTTATGTTTAGTAATGATGACGTGAACCAGTCTGTAATAGACGTATTCAATGCATACAAATAAGAGCTTTTATATGATATAGAATAAAAAAAAGGGGGGCTAGTTGATATGTCATTATTTGGACCATCAAAAAGAGAATTACTAGAATGGCAAGCATTTGTTACAGGCCAGCAATCGTCAAAACTTCACATGACTAAGGCACAGCTAAAGGCAAGTACACAGCAGATGGCGAACGACAGTCTTAGAATATCTAGCGACTGCATTAGGATTATTTCTGAAACAATAAAGCCTGAAGTGTTTTTTTCAAGGATGGATTTATTATATCAGCATACATATAAATTATCTATTTGTGAAAAATACATACAATTCTCAGGTGCATTACCATCACAGGCGTTGGCACAATTTGGACAAGATCATTTTAATGCTGTGCAAGCTTTTATTAACAGATATGCCCAAGCCACATATAGTAAAGCTGATACACTAAAGACACCCAAGGGAAAACTGAACCAAGCAGCAAAATTCTATGATTCACTTATCCCTTATTTCAATAATATAGAACCTCAAAATATACAGATGATTGAAAATATAAAGCAATCCATGTATGCTAATTTTGATGACAAAAAATAAAGTTCAAAATAAAAAAATCCCCCAGGTGCTACCAACACCTGAGGGAAGTTACCCACAAACCGAAGGCTTATGACTAACGTTTCAACAAACTACATTATATCATAAGCCTTCTCATTTTAGTAGGCTTATTTTTTTATGCCTATTTTTAGATAGGATGGTGATTTTATGTGGTGTGAAACACAGAAAAATGGATCAGTGAAATACTGTGAGAGATATACGGATCCGCTCACAGAAAAGGTGAAGAAGGTCACTGTGACGATGCCTAAGGCATCCCCGCAGAACCGCAACAAAGCGGCGAGAATTTTGCAAGGCAAAATAGATAAGCTGTTGACTGCATCACCAGTTAGATCAGATACAACGCTCAAGGAGCTGGCTGATGCTTATATAGCATCATTGCGACAGCGCAAAAGGAAAGAAAGCACAATCAGAACAGAAAGCACTAACATAAATTGCTGTATAAATATAATCGGTAATGACGTACTTGTTGATAAACTCTCTCCTCGTTATGTAAATGATAGACTTCTCTCTTCGGGGAAAAATATAGACACCGTGAATACATATATAAAATTCTTAAAATTCGCTTTGAAATGGGGAATTAAAAGCGATTATCATTCAAACAATGATATATGGTTCAAGCTTGACTATATCCATAAGGAGAGCCCAGATGAGATACCAGAGGTATACGATATCAGTAACGAATACCTTGAGCCTGATGAAATCAAAAAACTACTTAATTACTTTAGAGATAACAACCAATGGCAGGATTACTATACATCATATTTCATGATCCTTACAGGGATGCGTATAGGTGAACTCATTGCTCTTGAAGATGCCGACGTTGATTTAAGAATAAACACTATACACATAACAAAAACTTATTATCCTTCAACAGGATATGTTACATCTGCAAAAACAAGCGATTCGATCAGAGACATTCATATACAACCTGAATTGCTCACGCTCATCAAAAAGTTACGACTTTGGCGAAAAGAGGTTCTATTTGAAAAAGGTATTAAGAGCAGCCTCTTCATACCAAATTTAAAAACAGGCAACTACATGGTTTATTTAACATATAATAATCATTTAAAGGCCGCTTCACTTAAATCTCTTGGGAGAGAAATAACGACACACAAACTGCGCCACACTCACGCATCTCTCCTAGCTGAAGTTATGTCTGCAGAACAAATATCTCGTCGACTTGGACATCATGATGACAAAATAACCAAAGCAATATATATTCATGTTACTCAAAAGATGCAGCAGAAAGATAATGAAGCTGTTGACACCATATCAATTATCAACTAAAAAAAGACGACCACTCAGTTTTCACACTGAATGGCCGTTTTTTAAATTTTGCCCCTTTTCTGCCCCTATGAGTTATTTTCATAGGCTGCAAATGGCTTTAAAGCTTGATTTTCCTTAATTTTCTATCAAGTTGATGATAAACCTGTGGTTTAAAATTTTTTATTCAGTTTTCCCGTTCTGCTTCGCAAGCTTGTACTGGGTCATCTTCCTCTTGGAAGCTATGCGCTTATGCTTCTTTGCCTCAGCCCGCTCCGCAGACCGGTCAGGAAGAATGCCACAGGCCTCAAGGGCTCTCGGCCATGGCCCAAGGTAGGATTTTATCCAGCCAACCTGCTCCGGTGTAAAGTCTGACTTTTTCGGATATCTTCCAAGTGAAATATATGCATCCAGAAGCATCTGACAACATTCTTCACGTGTATAGCCAGCTCTCTTGTTCTCCATACCTCTTTCCTCCGGATCATCTCTGCGTTTCTATGGCCTGAGAATTATTTTACTTTGACAGACTTCACTGAGCTGCCAAGTCCCATGTATCTCTTGCCATTTATTGTCTTGTAAGCTCTTACTCTCACATAGTATCTCTTGTTCTTTGCTAGATTCTTGATAGTTGCACTGCCATACTTTGCGCTCACATACTTTGTCTTTGCAGACTTAAAGTTCTTGTTTGTAGCATATGTTATCTGATATCCGGTAGCACCGCTTACCTTCTTGTAGGTCACCTTAAGACTTCTGCTGCTGTTTGATGCAAGCTTTGTTATTGATGACTTTGCAGGGGTAACTATCAGAGTTACGATTCCGCTTGCCTTGTTGTAATTGCTGTTGCCTGAGACAGTGATCTTTATCTGTACTCTGCCCGGCTTCTTGGTTCTCACAAGACCTGACTTGCTGTTCACTATCGCAATATTCTTGTTTGTTGATGAGTAAGTTACAGTTCCCTTACCAGCAGCCTTAACGGTTATATATCTGTTGTATACATATAATGTGTTGCCTGTCACTGTCTGGTCTGCCTTATTGATCTTGAAGGTCTGCTCAACACTGCCTGTATAATCGTTCTTACCTGTTATAGTTACCTTGGCTGTTCCGGCGTTCACGTTATTTGCATACGATGCTGTATAATCAGCCGCCTCAAGTTTCTTACCGTCAACTGTTACTGTAACCTCAGGCTTCTGTGCCTTGCCTGTATATGTCACATCTGCAACTTCTATAACTGTGTTGTCCTTTGTGAGTGTAACCTTTGTATCCGGCTCCTCTGGCTCTACAGGAACCTCCTTGACTGTTATCTTGATAACGATCTGTCCAGCCTCGTAGTTCTCTGTTCCCTCAGATGAAACTGTGATCTCAGTCTCACCGACAGCCTTGATTGTCACACGTCCTGTCTCAGGATCTACCTCTGCCACCTCTGGTGCAGATGATGCAAATGTAAGTGTACCCTGTCCTGTAACCTCGAGATCAAATGGCTCTGCATTTTCAAGAACCTCGATCTCAGTCTTTTCTGTAGTTATCGTCTTTGTAGACTTCTTTATCTCGAACTCGCCCTGAATTGTACCAGAGAACTTACCAGTTCCCTTTACTGTACAAGTACCCTTTCCGGCATTTACGTTATCACTGTATGTAACCTCATAGCTGCTTGGATCAAGCTTCTTGTCATTTACATATACGGTAACTTCCGGTGTGAGCTCCTCTCCAGTGTACTCTGCGTCTGCTATCTCAAGCTTTGTATTGTCCTCAGTGAGTGCTGTCACTGCCATGATCTTGTACCATGCAGTTCTTCCACCTCTTGATGTGATCCTGCACACAACATCATTTGTCAGGTTGATCTTGGCTGAAAGTCCGTCAACCACAACATAATGGCCATCCGCAGTTGTCTTGTATGTCATGTCAAGCTTTACAAGATCTGCGCTCTCCGGCAATACAACACCGACCTCAAATGGATCAGCCTTTGTTCCTGTTCCATTCAGAACCTCTCCATTTGCCTTGTATGTGTAGATAGAATTCCAATTCTCATCGGATTCTGTCTCTGTGGTAAATGTTATCTCTGTTCCATCTATTGTCATGGACTCAAATGTAGGAAGTCCTGAGAATGATGCTGCTACATCTGCTCCTGTGAGCTCATAGTGAAGCTCGATAGTGTCGTTATCCTTTGCAGCCAGTGAACCAAGCCCACCGTTGTCAAAGTCGTCTCCGTTGTATGACAGCATCCATCCTGACATTGAGTAGTCAGCAACTGATGCAAGTCCGTTTACAGATACGATATATGGGCCATAAGCTGACTCTTGAATATCGTAGGCTATTCCGGCATTATCCAGTGCACGCTTTACAGCGTCAACCGCGGAAGCTGCCTCAACCTTTGTGTTCTTAAGGATAACTCCATCCTTTGATGCACCATTTATTCCGGCTGCACTTGCTGTGTAGTCATATACACCTATGTTGAAGATAGTAACTCCGTCAATTACAGTTCTTACCTTCTTGTATGTCTCTACAAATTCTCCATCTTCTGCTGTCAGAGGAACATTTGCCATGATCTCTGCTGCAGGTGCCACGTTCAAGATGGCCTCTCCGTCATTGATCTTGGTAACTGTGTCAGCTGTGAGCTTCTTGACTGCCTCTATATTAGCAGCCGATACATATGAAGCCTGATTCTCTGTGATGCTCTCATCTGCTGCGGCTGTGCATGAATATGCAGATCCTGATATTGTCAGATCCTCTGAATAACCTGCAAATACGCCTGTTGTGGCTGCGTCACTGCCATTTACAGTTCCTGCGCTGTAGCAGTCTGTGATCTCCACGCCTGCGTCATTTGACGTATTACCCTTGAAAACACCTGCAATACCGCCTGCATTTGTCTGGCCTGTGATCGTTCCTGCATTGTAGCATGAAATGATCTTGCATCCAGGATCCTGTGGATAGTATTCATTGTGGCTTCCGAGTATTCCACCAACATTTGTCTTGGCTGTGATGTCACCATAGTTTGTCGAATTCTGTACGCAGATATTTCGGCTGCTCATAGATCCTATGATTCCGCCGACGGTACCACCGTTTTCTGCCTTAATAGTTCCATGATTTACACAGTTCTCAATCACTGTGTTGCTTATTTTGTTCGTGTTACAGTATCCTACCAGACCACCTATCGAAGCTGATGTATTTGTGCCTGTGTAAGTGATATTTACTTTAGATGTACAACCTGCTACTCTTGCCGGTGCATCTGTGGTTCCCTGATACAGGTATCCCACAACCGCTCCTGCTGCAGTCTTGGTGCTCATGATGATAGTTCCCTCTACTGTGAGGCCGCTGATCCTTGCACCCGCCTGTCCAAATATTCCTGAGTAGCCTATATCATTCTGATACAGATTGCTGATAGTATGTCCCTGGCCGTCAAATGAACCCATGTATATGGCACCCGATGTACCTATTGGTGTCCAGCTATATCCTGAAAGGTTGATATCCGCTGTGAGCACTGCATTTATGTCGACCTTCTTATTGACATTTACCTCATTTTCAAACCAGTACAGCTCTGCACCTGTGCTGATCTGGTATACTCCGTCAACCTGTTCGGGCTCGGTCTTGCTCTCGCCATCCCAAGCAGTTGCACTTGACGCTGTGAGGCTGATGGTCTGTGACATCTCGCCGGAAGTATCCTCCGGGATCTCAAATGTTCCCTCGGCATACATGTATCCGGCACACTTCATAGTGTAATTGTACTGTCTGCCTGCAAGACCATTGAAGCTGCCGTCATTTACTGTTACGGCATTTCCTTCAGTATCCTTTATGCTTACCTTATATCCTTCTACTGCTTCGTTTGTAGCACCATCCACTACATCAAGCTTTACCTGGACAAAGTCTGTCTTTGCCAGCTTAAATGACATATCCGGGAGACTTCCAAGGTATGCCACACGTACGCTTGCTGCCATCTGTACAGGCTTTCCTGTTGCATGGCGGACCTCTCTGTGTGAACCGTATGGCGAACCAAATCCGCCCTCATACAGAACTCCGCTCAGCGTGTACTCGTCACCTGCAAAATACTGAGGTATCTTGACTGTAACTGTCTGGGCAGCAGGATATGATGCAAATGCATACTGGTTGCTTGCTCCTGAGAATTCATTTCCCTCACCATCTGACAGTTTTATAGTTCCGGCCATGTTGTAAATTCCTGCAAGCTTGTTGGCCGGAATATACAGACCGTCGTATGCCTTCTTGCCATCCTCTGTACGCTTACCATATGAAACCTCTATGGTATCACCGGCTCTGAGTTCATCTGCTGAGATCTCGTCACCATCAGCGTTCTTATATGTGTATGATACCGGGACTTCCTTTGCACGTACTACCTGATATGTGCTAACTCCGTCCTTTGTCACCTTTATTATGTTTGATCCCTCTGTGAGACCGCTTACAGTGTAGCTTCCATCATCATTCTTCTTGACATCTGCTGTTGTAAATCCACTGTATGTAAGCTTGTTTCCCGTGATCTGTGGATGAAGAACTGATACTGCCACTCCATCCTCCGGTGTAAATGTGTACTCTGCACCGGCTGCTCCCTCAAGATAATACAGAACATCGATCTGTGCATCCAGATTGTCTACAGCAGTCTTAGCAGTCTCTGTGTTGCGTCCTGCATTTAATGTCATATTTGTCTGAATGTCTGAGCCGTCATTTCCTACAGTGAATACGACTACACCTGTGTTTTCAGGCCAGATCGCACTGAAGAATGAACCGCCCATACCAGGCTTGTTGATCTCTGCATCATAGGTTACGAGAAGTATCGCTGTTCCCTCTGACTTTGCCTCGATCTCTGCTATCTCTGAATGCTCGCCAGGTACAACGCTGATCACATCACTTGATGGGTTACCATTCTCATCGATAACTGTGTAGTGATAATCAGGCTCTGCTGATTTTGCATTCATGATACCCTCTATAGCCTGCCAGTTACGGAAGCACTCAAGGTGATACTTGTCACCCTTCTGCATTGACACATAGCCCTTCTCATTGGATGTCATGTAGATATCTGCGACATCTGAGCTGTTGGCTGACATGTCATGTACAACTGTGCCAGGGCCATATGTGCTGTCGCCGATGTACATATCCTCGGCTGTTACCTTGTACTCAGCATCTGTGGTTGTGGAGAACCAGTTCCAGTATGTAACTCCCTCTCCACCAGTTACACGGTAGTAATATGTGATACCACTTCCAAGCTTATACTTGTATGTGTCATATCCGGCATCCTTGCTGTCTATCTTGATGCCAGCCTCATCCTTATATATATAGTATGTTGAAAGTGTACCAACTCTGAGCTCAGTTCCCTCTGGAACTGTGAACTCTACTGTCTTTGCCGCTGCAAGAGCTACTGAATAACCGTAGCTTCTGTTGGATGTAAGTGTGTTTGACACAGTCTTAGAGATATAGTCATCTGCTCTATCTCCAACCGGATCATATGTCACTGACACCATATCAGCATAGTAGAACAGTCCTGCATACTTTGCCCAGGAGTCATCTGACCCCTCCCTGGTCTTTACAAACTCTGCATGTCTGTCCACATTGTCAGGAGACATAACCTTACCTGTGACGGTATAATCAACGTCTTCCTTCCAATATTTTTTGTTGCCATCTACAGTGTCATAACCTGTACATGCTATATCTGTGATGCTGTATATGCTGTATGACTGCTGTGGATCGTCTGTGACTACGAGATCTATAGATCCCATATCTGTCTTCTCGTCACCGCTCTTCTGATATGCTGACAGACGGTATGTACCCGGCTCAAGCTCAAGGGTATACTTGCTGCCATCAGGCTCTCCAACTTCAATCTCATTGCCCTCTGAATCAGCCAGAGTCATGTAAGGAGCAGAATAATTCATGGTTACAGATACTGTATTTCTCTTGTCACCCCTGATCTTCTTCTCAACTGCCTGAACCTCATCTGCAGTTGCAGTGAGATCTGTCATGACCGCCTGAACCTCTTCACGTAGAGCCTCGTCCTTAGCTATCTCATCTGCATGCTCTGCATAGAGCACATAGAGCTCTGTCTTGTCCTGAGTCTCATAGTATGCATACTCAGAGTCAAATGTATTCTTATCCGGATTGTAGCCATATCCCAGATCTGCGCCATAATCTGCGAGCGTGAACTGCCAACGGATAACGTGTGTATTGTCTACTCCGGCTGCAGAATCTACCTGATATTCTCCTGCGCCGACATTTCCCAGTATATTGTCAACTGTGTTCATCCAGCCAGACATGCTGAAATAATCAAACTGGCCAAGATCTTTTCCTGTCTTGTCCTTAAGCTCAAGTGCCTTTCCATTCTTCTTCTGATAAGCATCCTTAAGCTCCTGTGGAACATTTGCAGCTCCCTTATCAATGCCCTTTATGTTGGCAAGATAATAATCGGAACTATTGTATTTGTCTGTTCCTGAAGGTTCTGTTTCAAGTCCCTCTTTCTTGAAAAACGCGTAAGTAGCCTGTGATACGGTAAGCTTAGACAGGTCGATGTCTATGCCTTCCTCTTTCCAGACTTCACCGATCTCTTTGTAGGACATTCTCTCCGGCTCGATATAGAAGCCCTGACCAAGAGTAAATCCCTCAAGAGACAGCACAACGTACTCAGTGCTGTAATCAACTTCGCCATCACTCTCTGCGGCGGCAGCCTGAACATAGCCCCAGCTTGCATTTGAAGCAAATGGTGCCACTAAAACTGCGCATGCCAATAAGAATGAAAGCATCAATGTCCTGATTCGTTTCATCTCCTATTTTCCTTTCTTTATTTAATTGTAGGTTATAAAGCAGGGAATATGTATTCTGCTTTTCCCACGCCCAAAAGCTAACAGATGAACTGTCGTGTCATCCGCATCCGGGTACTCCGCATATCCCGGCTGTCTGTGTCTGTCAGACGCCGTCACGCGGCCGGAAATCTCATAAAATCTGCGGGCATTCTGACTGAAAGACACAAGTCTTAACACAGTAATGGCGGTTGCACCGGAATCTCACCGAATTTCCCCCTGATCGGATGCTTTTCAGGACGGCATCCGAGCAGATTTTCACTATGAAATCACAGGGTTTATAGTAATTGTGAATCGGGTAATTGTCAACTCCAAGTACCACTTAATGTACTTTTTTGTCATATTTTATTAGTAAGGTGAGATATGTGTTTTATCCATATCACACATTTCTGCATAATATGTAAGTAGAGAGAAATTACTGAGAATACCTTTGGATTTCATTCTGCTGTCCACAGCATACATTTGGTTTACAAAAGCCGGGTATCCCTATTTTATAGAGATATCCGGCTTTTCTTCTGGCTCTTATTCTGATTACTTTTTAGTTACGGAAGCCAGCTTATTCTGACCTCTTTGAGCTGTCCTGTTGTATCGTCAAACTCAAATGTATAGCCGCTGCTTCCCATATAAACCTCAGAATCTACACTGTACTTGACTATCTTGCCATCTACTTCTGCATTCTCACCGCACTTTTCAAGCAACTGATCCTTGGTGATAGTTGTAGGGAATGAGAAGTTCACCTGCTTTGCGCCGTCAAGCATCATCTCACTGATCTCTGCATTCATGCTGGCATCATAATCCGGGTTTGGCACAAAAAGGTGTGAATACCTTACATATGAGAGAACGCAATCCTCTGCCTTCCGCTCACTGTCAGTAAAGTTGCCAAACATAAACTGCATCGTTACGTAGTCATTGATTTCTGCTGTGTATCTGTCAGTTTCGTAATTTTTATTTACATTGTTGCCACTGTTATTGAGAGAATTCTGCTCAAATGGTATTCCACCGTCTATAAGATCCTTCAAGGTGGACTCACCTAAAGTGAATTTCTTTCCATTATATACAAATGACCTATTGTCAAGATCTGCGTAATTCTCGCTGAGTCCCGATGCCAATGTGAAATCCTCATATACAGGCATCGTAAATTCTGTGGATTTCTCACTGTCATCACTGTAATCGGTTTCATCTGCATATGAATCATCAGATTCAGTATCACCTGTATCCTCAGCCTCAGATTCCTCCTCCGTTGCCACTTCTGTTTCGGTTACCTGCTCTGTTGACTCCGTCTCTCTGGTGGATTTGCCATCATTTCCACATCCAACTATAGAAATTCCCATCACCACCGTGATAAGTCCTGCAATCAGCATTTTCTTGTTCCTCATATAATAATCCTCCTTAAAACCTAGTGGCTTTATTATTAAGAATGTCACTATATTTTATCAAGCCGTAATCGGTTGCAACGGGGCAACTATGGGTAGCGAACCGAAATCATAGGTGTTTTCGTCACTTTTTTGTAATCTATAGTGTTTATTTCTCCGTAATGTTCATGAAACTATAATAAGTGTCTCTGTCCATGGCATCCGGATTATCATCGGCAAATCCGCTGACTGTATATATGTTCCCATCCTTCAGATCAGCATATGCATTAAAATAGTATGTGATATTTCTCTTGCCGTCCTTTATATATAAGGTCGAATATGTGTAGTAATAAAATGTCACACCATTTACCTCACACTGACCTTCCTCTGTTACCTTTGATATTCCGGCCCCGGTCTTTCTGTCTGCCATATCAGATGCTGTCATCCAGCTATATGGTACGATCGAAGTCACAACCGTGATCTTATCACCGTCTGAATAGTATGTCTTACCTGACAAATCCTCATTCTGAAGGCTGTAATTTTCAGGGATTTCATATGACACGGTAGTATCTCCATTCACGACACTGTCCACTACTCCCGTCTCCATAGCTTCGTCCTCCTGCCAGTATGCGCCTGTCATATCATTTGTCTCATCTGTGGGAACGGCCCCCGCAACAATGGCCACAGCTTCATCGGCAGCCTTCTCATATACCTCAGCTCTCTCCGCCCCGCTCAGCGCATCTATATCTATCCCATCAAATCTTATCGAAGTAAAGAAACGCTGCCCTTCCCCGGCATCACATATAAGCTGATAAAAATATGATCTGTCGAACTTCGCACCTCGTTCATTTGCAAGACTCGCTATGTATCTGATATATTCCTTCCCCTGTATCTCGAACTTCTCAGGCTCCAGCTCCATCACATAACCTGCGTCCTCAATATTTTTCTTGCGCTGCTCTCTGTTGTCCCAGAAATCCGCCATCGTCTTATCCTCCACATCGATCTGTATCAGATAATCATCACAGCTTCTTATATTAAGGCAGCCACTCTCATGTATGATTGCCTGTCCTACCGGATTCACAGAGAAGGCATATCCCTTGAACACTATATGCCAAGGCTCTGTCTCATCGTCAGCTATTTTATTTCCATCCTGTTCAGTTTCACTTTTTTCTTCCGTCTTCTGCGCACTGTTCAGATCAATAACGCCCATAAACTCAAGAGCGACAAATGCAGCTCCCGCCAGTATGCATGCTATTACGATCGCGCAGACAATTTTTTTACATTTTTTCATCGGCTGTCTTATCCTCAAGTATGATCTGAAGTGTATCTTCTTTCTTCATCCTTCTTATCTCAAGCCCAATTAGGATCAGAAGAATAATAAACACCAGCATGACAAATGCTGCGGCAATTATGGTTGATGTCTTGTAATTCAGAAACAGACCATCACCGTCCACCCCTGTGTACAACTGTATGTAATCTCCATCTCGTACCCCCGGTACATCAAGCCACACAGTATCCATGATCTTTCGGCCATTGTCATCCAAATATGCCAGATCAGCTTTTGTATACTGCTGATACACCTTCTCCACGCGCACATTTCCGTTCTTATCTGAATGGCTGATCCACTCGTTCCTCACAAACAGCACCGCCACCACAATTACACAGAAAACGCATATGGCTGCCATCACGCAAAATAATATTTTCAATCTGGCAAGCCTGCCTTTTCCCCTGAGATTCTTCAGATGGACAGCATTATTCGCTGAAGTCCCATCCCCGGACACCTCTTCCGGCGCCTCCGGCTCATCACCCTTTCCATATATAAGTTCTCCAACCTGTACATCCAGAATCTCACATATACACACAAGCCTGTCCAAATCAGGATACGCCTTATCCCTCTCCCACTTGGACACAGCCTGTCTGCTGACTCCCATCTTTTCCGCAAATTCCTCCTGATTCAGCCCGGCTTTCTTCCGGTACTCCTGAATCCTGGATCCTATAAGCAGCATTTGTTTTCCTCCTTATCTCCATCTGTTATACTGTTTTTTTCAAACAATTAATCCATGCTTTTGCCAAAGTTATATGCCCCTCTTTTGTAGGGTGTGATCCGTCTAATGTTTCATAACGTAAATTCTGTGATGCCAGATCTGCAACTTCAATTCCCGCAATTTCTGCAGCAATTTTTATTGCCGCATTGTATTCATATATCGATACACCAGCCCATTTATGTGGAAATTTCCAACTATTATCGCCTTTCATATAACTTTCCATCAATGTCCCACATATAATTCTACTTTTCGGATAATTCATCTTTATCTTTTGCAACATATTATAATAGGACGAGAAAAATGAAGGGCTTCCCAACTTATCATTTGTAATATGAACACCGTTTCCAAAATCATTAAACCCTAAATATATTAGAATCATATCAGGTGTGTACTGCTCTGTATGCAAATTTGATGTACGCTGATCACAATTTCCACTAGGGAATTTTTCACCTGCAACCTTACTTCCAGAATAAGAATTATTAACACAAATGTAGGCGTTAATGAACTGGTTTACCTTTGCCCACCATGTATCATATACCGATGTCATGTCATTTCTTAAAGAGTTGTACTCATCATAAAACACCTTATATCCAATCGGATTATATCCTGAATATGTACTTATAGAATCACCCAAAATAGATACAAATTTTACTTTATTTTTCATTGAAGTCCCCTCTACTTTCCTCTCTTCTTCAAAGTTTCTCGACGTTCTAGTCTATTCTTAACCTAATCGGCCCTAATCGTAACATTTCTACTCAATGGGCCAATCGATAACGCTTTTAACACAATATCCTGACACACTTTCGCTGACGCCTTATCTCCCTGATAACCATTTTCATTTGCTTCTTCAATAAGCTTCTGTATATTTATCATCATAAAACCTCCAATCTAAGTGTCTCCATTACCATGTTTGACTTTGGTAATTCATACGCATATTCTGCAACTAAAGTCATATCCAGTTCATGAACAATCTTTCTATAACTTGCAATTAATTCTTTGTACAAATCAAAAGAAAATTTTCTTTTATTCCGTATCAGTTCCACAAGAAGACGCTCTTTATCATAAATTACAATATCCACACCATCATAATTCATTGTAGTTTTGCCCATATCAAATGCTTCGCTGTTTTCATAAAAATGCTTCACTCTTTCATCGCTGATTTTTCTTGTATTTTTCGGTGTCGCAACATAATAAAAATTTGGTATGGTATCCGTCAATCCATAGTAATAAAAGGCACTATTCAGAGTTATAATTGCATTGGGATATTTCTTAGAAATAATCTCCAGCTCCGGCACATATCTCTTATCAGAATAGATGCCTTTTTCTTTTACATACAGTTCCCCTTCTTGAACACATTTTTTAATTTTATAATCCGTTCCATATTTTTCCAAACACTCCTGATATGACAGCAACATTTTCCTTCATATGTTTTTCTGATTTAGCACCGTTTATCTATTTTGTTCCATGCTCCACAATCATCTCAACATTCTCAAATACATCGACAAACACCTGCTTTGCTCTTTCTAAAAGCTTACGGCATATCTCTGGTTCCTCAAACAAAAAACTAACACGCAGTTCTACGCTTTTAACATTTGGGTACTTTTCTTTATATTGTCCTGAATCTATGTACCAGATATAGGTATTGAGTTTATCTTGCAACAGCAATAAATGTCGATTCATATCTGACCAGTCCATTCCGTCTGTAAGAAGAAGTAACAAGCTGGAGGTGTCTTGTTCATATGCCAAGCCATCAATGGTATCTGTTTTTTCAATATTAAACTTATCATCGTTATTCTCTAACTCCATATCATCACCTATTTCCTTTATTGTATCCTCCGTATGCATTGATGTCGCATTTTTCGAATACACTTTTGATTTCCTGCTCATTTCCAGCCTCTACCAATTGCTCAAAATCCTTCGGCAGCGTCTTTCTCTTTGCTATAGTACCATTCTCCTTTCCGAATTCAGAACTATATCAAAATAGCTTTCATCATTTTTACTTAAATATAGATTCAATTCCTTTTAAATCATCTATTTTTATAATAGGAATAACAGCTTTATCGTAATTATCAAATCCATTGAACAAACTTATTAGTTCGTAACCTATCAACCTCAATTCACGAGCAATCACATTGCTTTGTAAAATATCATAATTGATTTCTTCATGAATCTCCTTCCCATTTAAACAGTAGTTTTGTAATTCTTCCTGATACATCCGATCCAATAAAGTCAAATCTAACTGTTTCTCACATCCAATATCGGATAATATACGATTAATCCCCTTCGTAAACTGCTCCATAGACACCTCACCATCCAAATGAAACAGGAACCCCCGATCAATTAATGCATCAACCCATGCATCATAGAACTCATTAAATGCATCTTCTGTATTATTTTCCATTAATAATCGATACTCAGGCAGAACTGTGATGTCATATCTTGAATTAGTGATAATCTCATTAAAAAACTTATACAAATTTATGTCAGTTGTCTCTTCTTCATAAACAATGTCATAGCCATCATAATCACAGGCAATATCAAATAAATCTTTCTTTTTTTTCGTACCATGTAATAACTTTAAAAAGCTCATGATCCATCCTCCGCTTAAACTAATATCTCTGCCTAACTGCTTCCTCGTATCTTTCAATGGGGCCCATTTGGTTCATTCCCGTCAAGTAGCGGCTTGTGCTCTAACTCTGTAGTCATCTTATTGCCTCCAAAACCACAAAAAAGTATATCTTTTCTAAATCACATTGTAATTATATCATTCAATTTTTTCAATTCTTCTTCATAGGCACAATCTGTCCAACAGGAACTAATATTTTTTCTTTTACATATTTCTGCCTTTGCATCTCCAAATGCGCTTCTCGTTTTTTCAAGATTTTTCTCTCGTACATTCTGCCCCGCTGCGTTCCTTCTCCAACCACAAAAATATACCTTAGCTTCTTCTTCAATTTTTCTTTTTTTAGAAGCAATTTTTAATGTCTCTTTATAATCTGGGCGCATCATAAATTCTTTAGGAATTCTTTTATTTAACGCTTCAAAAAAGTCTAGCGGAACAAATTTATGCGTTGGATCATATTTTATTTCAAGATAATCTACCAATTTTTTATAATCATCAATAAAACATTTGGCCTTATACCCTTTCTCTATTTCCAATTCAAATACCACCGGATATAATCCTAAAGTTGTCAAATACAAGCGGTATGGAATTATATCCGTCAAGAAAATACAACTAAAAATTTTTCCATTAAACCCAAATGGAAATGTTGCTCTCTCTTCTCCCTTTTTCATCATGTCTTTATGCAGGGTTCTTAATCCAGTAAATTCAAACATTTTCATCCAATCACCTTCGTTCTTATACCAATATCAATTTCATTATATCACTTTGGCGAAAAGTATCCTTTCGCCAAAATGTATATCTCCTGTTCCCCCAAGCCTATCCCCTGGGGTAAACCTCCACTTATATCATCACTCTACGGAAACAGAAACGCACATCTATTTTATTCCCCAAATGGCAAAATCCTTTGATTTATTGAGCTTTTCTCGACAGAAGGCAGACTGTTTCGACTATTGTTTCATTTTCCAAGGGCAATTCTTTCACTTCTGTTCCATTCACCGGGACAGGGAAGTTGAAGATAATCTTCCTAATCCAGTTGCCATCCGGCTGCTTTTCCGGGAATAACTCAATCCGCTCAATAAACGCCCGCATGAACTCCTTCCGCTCCACTTCGGAGGCTGCTTCATAGACCTGATCGAATGCCAGCAACAGGCGGTAGATATTATCACCCGAAATCTTCTCCTGCCGGATACTCCGTATCTGGCTTTGCACATCGTCAATCTGGACTTCAATCTCATCTATTGCGCCATATTGCTCGTCATATCGGCGCTGCAAATCAGAAATTTTCCGGTCATAATACGGGTCATTCACATCTAAACCGTCCATCTGCCGTTCCAGTCGGGCCTTTGTGCCTAATGTCTGCCGAAGCTGCGCCTGTAATGCTTCCAGCTGCTTCTCCAAATCGTTCGTATCGACAGCGGAGCCGATTTTCGCCTTGATTGCATCCGCAAACCGTGGGTCACTGACCATAGCAGAGATGATTGACGCTACCATGCGGTTCATTTCCATCTGCTCAATATTCAGCCGGAAGGTACACTCGTGGCCTGTTGGCGTCACCGTATTCTTGCAGTAATAGTAATAGCGGGTCTTTTTGTCCTTGCTGTGGGCTTTCGCAATATTCCCGTACAGGCTTTTGCCGCAGCAGGGGCATTTCAGAATACCGGACAAGATATGTGCGTGGGTAGGGTCATTGACTTTCTCACGCCGGTAAGCATTGATTTTCCGTTTTTCCTGCGCGAGGTTCCAATCTTCTTCTGAAATGATAGCCTCATGCTTCCCCTCGTACACAGGGAACTCCGATTGCTCAACTACGTGCATCTCATTCCGTGTGCCGATCTTCTTCTCTGTCCGGCGTCTGCCATAGGCGATTTTTCCCATATATACCGGATTATCAATGATACTCTTCACAAAGCTGGCAGAAAAACCGGGAATGGTGCCGTTCTGCCTTAACTTCTTCACAAAGCCCTGCCGGTTCAGATATTTTGCCACGCCACTGACACCATCGTTGGTGTGAATATAGCGGTCAAAGATGGTGCGGATCACGTCCACTTCATCCTCAGCAATCAACAGTTCGCCTTTTTCAAGGCGGTATCCATAAGGGGCAAAGCCACCGTTCCATTTTCCTTCACGGGCTTTCTGCTCCCGTCCGGCCATCGTCTGTGTCCGAATATTTTCACGCTCTATCTCTGCCACCGCAGAAAGGACAGAAATCATCAGCTTGCCGGAATCTTTGGAACTGTCAATGCCGTCTTCCACACAAATCAGATTGACACCGAAATCCTGCATCAGCTGCAAGGAATTCAGAACGTCAGCGGCATTCCTGCCAAACCGGGACAGCTTGAACACCAGCACATATTCCACACCGTCTTTGCAGTCCTGAATGTCTTGCAGCATCCGCTGAAATTCGTGCCTGCCCTGAATATTCTTGCCGGAAAAGCCTTCATCAGAATATTCACCAGCCACTACCATATCTTCGTATTCAGCGTATTTCCGCAGTTTGTCTCGCTGAGCATCCAGACTATATCCGTCCACCTGCATGGATGTAGATACCCGTGTGTAGAGATAACATTTTGTTTTAGTTTTCTTCATGCAGGCCGCCCCTTTCTTCCAGCTCTAAACATTCATCCGTTACTTTCTTCTTCGCCAGACCTTCATTCTGAATGTAGTACTCCAACAAACGGAGTACATATTCCGGCGCATGGCGGTTATCCAGTTCCCATTCTGTCACAGTCCGATAGGGAATCTGAAAATATTTACAAAATTCCTTGCGATTCATGCCAGTGCTTTCCCGCAATTCTTTTATTTTGGTTTTGCAGTCCATTTCATTTACCCCATAAAGCAAAAATACACGTTGCGTATTTATTATAGCATACGCCAAACAAATACGCAACGTGTAAATTTAATTTATATCAAGCGGCTTTGTCAAATTCCTGATACACAGGAACGGGTTGCTTTCCTGATGCCGCAGACTGTGTACGGCCATCCTTCTCAGTCTCCTGCATCTGCCCCAACAGCTGTGGCCCGTACTTCTGCAACAGCCGCGCCATCACATCAACACAGCGGTCAAATGCCGCATTATATTTCGGATCATCATAAACTTTGCTCAATAGGCCGCTCCTTTCCTCTATGGCTGCTCTGCGCATAGATGTTCAAAACTTCTGCCGGTATCTGTTCCAAAATCGCCACGGCACTGTCATAGTCGCGCCGCAGCTTGAGGTCTTCGATCTGCTTTAGGGTGCTGACCTTCTGCGCCGATGCAAGAGATTCTTCCAGTTCGGCATTTTTCGTTTTCAACTTTTTGTTTTCGGATGCTGTTTTCGTGAAGGCTACGCCATATTTCCGCAGCAGTGTGTCCATCTTCTCCACGCTGGGAATATAGGTATCCAGAATCTTGCAGATTTCCTCCGCCCGGCTTTTGGCGTTAAAGGGATTGATTCCAGTGAGCAGATCCTCCAGTTTGCTTTTCTGTTTGGTCAGTCTGGTCATCTCCTTAAATACGCGGGGCGGGATATGGTCGCGCCCGGTCAGGCTGGCGCTCTCGCCACGCTCCAAATCTGGAAACTTCTTGACCATGTGTTTCCAAAACTCATCCTGCCACCAGGTCAGCTTCTTTTTATTGCCCATGATGTCTTTGGCGCTGAGCCTGCCATCCTCCGTCAAAGGGACAAAACAAAGGTGCATATGGGGCGTTTTCTCGTCCATATGCACCACGGCGGATATAATTGTCTCTTTGGACTGATGCTGTTCCAAAAAGTGCAGAGCTTCCTCGAAAAATACCCGAATTTCCGCCCGTTTCTTTCCCTTAAAGAACTCCGGGCTGGCTGTGAACAGCGTCTCGATCATACGGATACTGTCTTTCCGGGTACGGCATCCGGCAGCGGCAATTTGCCTCTCTGACTCGGCCCGGTACTTGCCGGGCGGTTTGACCAGATGGAAGTTGTACTTGCTTCGGCTGGTATCCACATCGGGATTACTGGCGTACTTTTCCTTTGTGCGCTCGTTATGGGCCTCGATATTGCCGATTTCAGGCCCCTTATATTTGGCAAATCGCATAATCGCGTATTGTGCTTTTTCCATACTCAATCCCTCCGTTTCTGCCAGACAATGTCATATCCCAGCACGTCAGCCAACTCCACGGCCTCCCGATACCGCAGCGATTCCCGCTGCAATTTTCCGGAAAGATTGGATACGCTGTCGCTCCACCCATACTCATCGTGCAGCTGGTCAACGACTTCCTGCATGGTGTAACCGGCGCGGATGATCTGCGCCTTGATTTCGTTTCGGATACTTGACTTCATAAAATATATTCCTCCATTTTCGCAAGTGAAGCCCTTTGTCACTTGATAGATAAAACATGATTTTCGGTTGCGTCATAAAAAGAACCGGCTACGCTGGGGAGCGCACCGGCTTTGGTCAATGGTGAAATTTGTGCAAATGCTGTTTTGCGATAGAAATGATTCCCTGCGTATCGTTGGTCAACGGCGGAATATTCGACTTCACAGAAATGCGGGACTTTTCACTGTTCGGGCTGTATTGTCACAAAATGCTGTAATCTGTACGTCGTTCCGTGAGCCGCCATCCGGCGAACTGTATACGGATAAAAGAGAAACATTTCGCTGTTTTGAGATTGCTCTAAAATATGCCTGCAAAATCACCGCTTTTACTGACCGCTTCAGGTGTGGTCAAAATGACCACACCTACTTCACAGCACAAAAGCGCGAAGAATTTCACGGTTCTGGTGGTGGACAAAATATCCATAACCACTTTTACACATCAAAATAGGTGTACCCAAAATGGGCACGACCACTTTATCCAAATGAAGCGCCTCTACAATATATGAGGTAACAGGGTCAATCGCTGCGTACATACGTACCGGCGACCAGATCGGAAATCAATCCCGCCAGTCTTCCGGTACGTACGTACACTGTGAAGCGTCCGTAAACTCGTTTATATGCGGCCTTGCCACTGCCTCGATCCCCATAAAGCCCCATACCCGGCGTCCTGCCGAATTGGTAATCGTGTTGCAGTGTTCCAGATTGTACTTACCGCAGGCTGCCACCAGCGCATCGCTGAAGCTGCGGCGTTTGAGTGCAGTCAGGCTATTTTCCTCGCACCACATCCGGTAAATGTCGTAGCAATCCTTTGAACTGATGGACGCATCCGCTTTCAGCCGGATATAGCCCTCGGATTCCAGAAAATCAAACACGTTATTGTTGTCCCGCTTGACGGCCTCCCGGTTCTCTTTGGTGCGCTGGCTCTCGGTGAACTTGAAGTTGTTCGCTACCAACCGCTGCAATCCCGCAAAAGCCCACAGCAGAATGCCCTCCACCTCGGCCTTCATCTTCTCTGCCAGGTCGGGATCATCCACACGGTCGGCAGGTTTCTCTTTGGCGGTCAGCACCAACTGCCGCCGATAAAAGCCATCACTGCGGTCAAAGAGAGCCTGCAAGTCGCCATTGCTGAATGCCAGCAGCCGGGCGCACATCCATCCCTGATAGCTCTGCTTGCCTTTACGCTCCAAATCCATTTTACCCTGTGCGGTGACGATGGATTTGGCATAGTTGGTCTGCCGCAGGGCCTCCATCCGCATATCATCATCGACACACAGCAGAATGTGTTCCAGATCAGCGCGGGCAAAACGGTTCTCGGAAATTTTGCCGATGCTGCCGTCCTTCATGTTGCTGCCGAACAGGGCGGACAGCACCGCGCCGATCTGGCTCTTACCCTCGCCGCCATTGCCCTTAATGACCATCATGCGCTGTCCCTTGTTGCTGGGGATCAGGCAGTAGCCGATATATTCCTGCAAAGTGGGAATGTCCTCCGGGTAAAGAAGCCCATCCAGAAAAGCCAGCCAGCGGGTCGGCGTGGGCGCATCGGGATTATAGGCCACCGGCAGGCGGCAACGCACGATGTCCGGTTTTCCCTCCGTAAAGGAGCCATCCAGAAACAACGTGCCGTTTGCCAGATGAATGCGGTCAGCCTCCGGCGGGAAATCCTCTACCAGCGCCGCCAGCTTCATCAGCTCCACGATATTGCTGATTTTGCGGGGGATATTGCTGACCGCACAGCATTTCAGTTCCTCAAAAATTTCTCCACGCAGTGGCAGCTCATCGGTCACGCGGCCATCAGGCGTGAAAAAAGCCCCGTTTGTGTAGATGATTTTGTGTCTGCCGAGAAAATCATCACAAAACAGGGCTTCATTGATACTCTTGCCGTCAAACCAGATGGGCTGGTTGGCCTCACGCGATTGCTCGTTCTTCGCCACGGTGCTGCACCTCCTTTTCCAGACGTCTGAGCCGCTGCTCCAGCGCGGTGATAGTGCCGTCCTTCAGCAGCATATCCACCGCTTTCACACGCTGCTTCAGTTCCGCAAACATGAGAACGTCCAACAAATCATTTACATACTCGATCATATGACAGGCTTCCACAAAGCGGTCATCCAGTTCATCCTCCGGCGATTGCGGGGCATATTCGACCTTCCAGCGTTCCAGCAGATGCAGATAATCGCAGAGCACCCGCTGGCAGTGTATCTCATCGTTGCGGAAAGCCCGCGCCAGCGGATAGGGCTTTTTCAAAGCCATCGCTGCCGGGGGCTTGTCCGGGTCGATGCCAAAGTCATAGGCCAGCTTCTTTGCGGCCTCGTAGCTGCTCAGGCCGAACAGCCGCGCCACAAAATCGATCACATCCCCGGTAGCCCCGCAGCCAAAGCAATAGAAATAATCCCTGTTCAGCTTCATGCTGGGATGCCGGTCATCGTGGAAGGGGCAGCAGATCATATCGCCCCGGTTGACCTTACAGCCGTAGTATTCGGCGGCCTGCTTCACGGTGACAGCGGATTTTACAGTTTCAAATAAATTCATAGGCTTTGTCCTCCATTATTTATTGACGGTATCTGCCCGTCTGCCTGAATATACGGGGAAAAAGCCTATAAACCGAAAAATCCGCTAAAAGTGCAAGAAATGAAAAAACGCCGCCCTGAAATCTTGCAAAAATGCAAGACCTCAGAGCGGCGAAGCCAGCGGAAAGCATTTGCCCGCGCTGGTTTTATCAGGTATAATGGATAAAGAGAGTTTTCAGAAGAGAGGTGCGTCACATGGAGGGAGCCTATCTGCCCGGCAATATCCGGCAGCGGATGCAGGAGCTTATGAAGGAACATAAAATTACCCAGGCACAGCTGGCGACCCGCATCGGCAGCACCGAGAGCGCCATCAGCCGGTTTGTCAGCGGTAAGACTGATAAGATCAGCACAGAACATTTGCTCCGCATTGCGAAAGTGTTTGAAGTCTCCACAGATTTCCTGCTGGGGGAAGTCAACACGCCCGACCGGACAAATTTTGATATTGAAGAACTGGGCCTGTCGGTGCAGGCGGCGCGGAATCTGTACACCGGAAAAGCCAATGCAGAGATCGTCAACCGCCTTTTGGAAAGCCCTCGCTTTGCAGAAGTCACCTATATGATTGAGCAATATTTTGACGATACGCTGGCCGCCGGTTTCGCCGGACAGAACCAGATGCTTACTACTCTCAGCGCCATGCTGCGCCGAAGCAATAAAACAGACGCTGCGGTGCAGGCGGCCAGAACTGTCAACCGGCAGAAAGTTCCCGTATATCAGGCAGACCTGACGATGATACAGAACACATTTATGGCGGCGCTGCGGGAAGTGAAGAAAGAGATCGGCAACGATTTCACAGCAGCGCAGTCCTTGACCAAGGGCATCACTCAGCAGATGTTTACCGAACTCACCAAAGGGGCGGATGTTCATACTCCGACCATCACGCCCGAAATGATTTCCGCCGCCGTCACCCAGAGCGCAGCGGGGATGGACGGTGTGCAAAAGGAAGCATTAGACAAGTTCGGTCAGGCGCTGACGGAATTTCTCCAATCCACCTTAGACCACGCGCAGGAGAAGCAAAATGCCGACCCGGAGCAATGAGCAGCTGTGCAGACTGGCACAGAAAGGGGATACGGCTGCCCGTGACATTCTGCTGGAAAAGAATCTGGGATTCATCCGAAAAATTGCGCTGGAGCAATACCGAAACATGGGGCTGGATGAAAATGATATTGGAATTGATTTGGATGATTTGATGCAGGAGGGAAGTATCGGCCTGCTGAACGCGATCCCTTTGTTTGATGCCGGACGGGGCATGAAATTTCTGACCTATGCAGCACCGGCGCTCCGCAACGCCATGACGGACTGCATCCGCGCCGCCCTCGGTTTATTTGAGCAACGGATGGTGGATAAGAAAGACGGCCCCGGCTTCCAGAGAGTATATCTGGATGACGTTCTCTCAGAGGATGAACGGATGCTGCGGATCGAAGCCATAGCCGACCCTCACACCCAAACGCCGGAGCAAATCTATATCCAAAAAGAGCAGCTGATAGAATTGTATGCGGCGCTGGACAAGCTGACAGCCAGAGAGCAGACCTATCTGCTGTACCGCTATGGCTTTACCGATGGAATCGAGCACCCACTGATCGGCGCGGCGCTCCATTTCCATCTCAGCGAGAGCTGGACAAAGAAGGTGGAGGGCGAGGCGATGGACAGCCTGCGCGGAAAGCTGCCGTGGTGGTTCTGA